TCGCTAAGAATGTCGGCAAACATCAACCTGGTTACATCCATCGGGTTGGAGTCGGCAAACTTAGAGTTTCTGTCAATCTTTGCCCCACGAATTGCAGTTTCTGCATCTTGGATGAGATAGTTACGCTTCTCGCCCGTGCCGACAAAGTAAACATCTGGCGCCTTAATCCCAAGGTGTTCCTGGATTTCAGAGGCAAGACGCTGTCCAATGTGCTCAAAGTTGTTAGCAGACGAGTTGAGGAATAGTTTGTCGCCGTTAGGCATTGAGACGAGTGACTGGCGGTCGTTGATTTTCTGCGTCTTAATTTCGCGCATTTTCTTCAAAACATCTTGCAAGATATCTGGGGCAATGTCTGCCAGACTTCCACCCTTTGACAAGTGATTAATCGCACCATCAACGGTCCCAATATCTGTCTGCTGTGCTGCTGGCGTCTGCGCTGGTTGTGCAGTTTCTGCTGCGGTTGGCTTTGCCGTGCGCTTCTTATTGAATACAGTGGTTGCCCAGCGCTCCCGTCCGTCTGGTCCAACTTCGTTTGGATTGGAAATTCCAACGAACTTCTCGCTGTATCCGATTCCATCTCCAGTTTCGGTTGCAACCATCTTTAGTCTTGACGCTGGGTCTTTGTCATTTGACGACGCGATTGCTGCGTTCACTGTCCGACCAAGTTTGCGACGCTCGCCCACGGTTAGTGGTCGCTTCTTCTCAAGGGTCAATGTTGAGCCACCAGGAAGAACATACTTGAGACTTTGAATTCCCGTGTTTGACAAAAGCCCCAACTCATCTTTCCCGATGGTGTCAGGGGTTAGATGGTTGGAAAGGTATGTTGCGCCTTCCATGTCTCGGTTATCTGGAATGGTTCTTAAAACGGAGGCTGGAACTACTGGTTCAAGAATGAATCCGTCTCGTCTAACCATTCGTGCGGCTGGAGCAGTTTGAGCGCCAAGCGGAGTCACTAACTTGTCAACTTCAAGTTTCAACTTCTGTGGATTTGAAATCGCAACTTTTGGAATTTGCGGTTTTCGTGAATCAACAATGCTTCCTGGATACTCGCCAGCACCAAGCGTTTCGCCCTGCGTTGTTTCACCAGGCCTAACCGCGTTTCGTACTGCACGAATTGCTGCAATAGCCAAACCAAGTGGGCCAGGAATATCAAATAGTTTTGCACCACAGTTTGAGAACTTTTTATCAGTGAATCGCCCACCGTACTGATAGCCCTCAGGGCAGTGGTATGTCCTGTCTCTTCCACCAAGACCGCGACCTGGAATTCCAGGAACGCTTGGCATGCCTGGGGTTAGTGCGCCGAATACAGTGCTTCTAATTGGGCTTCTGATGATGCTTGAGTCACCAGGAAGGGCTACTGAGCCAGCAGCCTGAATTCCCTGCAGAATTGGATTACTTGAGCCGATTGAACCAACTCGCTTTACCTCGTACTCGCGCATGCGACCGTTGCGTTTTGCGAGAGCCTTAAATGTAATTAGTTCCCCACGATTTGCGGGCAAAGAGCGCATTACATTGTTCGGCGCCGTTTTTCCCGACGCAAACACTACGCGCACTTTGGTAATCATTGAGTTCGGGCAGCAAGCACTTGCAAATTCAAGTGTCTTGATTTCCTGTACTAATTCATGCATTTAAAATTCCGTTCGTTATCCGCAGCACTTGGTTGGCAGGTATTCTGCGGTAATCATTTTCCCGTCTGGTGACTCGCCAACTGTCTCCCAGTTGTCGTTGTTGCGTAGGTAATCAGAGAAATCTGGCTCCATCTCAACAAAGTCAGCAAGTACTTTCATGGCATGCGACATGTCTTCGTTTGTCACTACTGGGTTTGCCTTGCTTTCGTTTTGGCTCCACTCAATAGGCGAAAAGAAAACATCGTCATCGTCGTAAGCACTCTTGCCGCCAAGTTTCCCTGGGGCGTTAATTGGCCTTTTGAGTCGGCGTGCAAAATCGGCATCTGTCCAGTTGTTTTTCTTCAACTTTCCTTTGCAATTCTTCATTCCTGGGTGATGACAACCCTCGTTTGGCCATAGACCAGTTGTTTCGTGGTGGAGCCATGCACAAATGTTCTCAAGTGGGTAAAGTTCTGGATGGTCAGCGAGGATGACGCGACAACGACTGAATCCGCCTGGCTTCTTCATGATTGGGCGCCAGTAGCGCAATAGGCGCTCAAGGTTCCCACGGCGAGGACCACGGCCCTTGAGAATGTCACCAGTGACGCGCTCTTGTGGAATTATTCCGCCAAGTGGGTCGGCCTTGTAGTTATCAATCATTGTTTTCTTGTTTCTCTCGCATTTTCTTTCTAGATAAAACCTGTTTGCGCAGTTGCTCCATTGTCGGAGCCTGCTTTGGTTTGCGGGGTCCTTCTTTTGCGTACTTTTCAAGGCCTGGTCTAATCCAGTCCATGAAATCTTTGGTTGGGATGATGCTTCCATCATTCCACATTTCATAAACCTCAATGTCTCTTTCATCCAAGAATACCAGTTTTGCAAATGCCTCGTCCCTACCTATTGATTTAGGTGCAGTGGCGATTGCAGATGCTTCAAACCCATCTTTCAATTGGTTTCTTTTTGCCGCATGAATGTCTTCACCATCAACAAACTTGCGAAGATTACCAACAAATGTTGACATGCCAGTCATCTCTTTGTTTGTGGTTGGCCATGCGGAACCAAAAATCCTAAACCATTTTTGTTGCCAAACTGGAAGGTCGTCGTAGCCTTTTATTTTGCCTATGCCTATTTTGTCCATTTTGTTCCGACTACCGTTCTTTTGTTGTCAATAACAATGTGATTTTCTGATTTTATAGACTGTTCCAAATCGGTTCCTGGACTATGGAGAAGCCAAGTCGCATATTTCGTCAGTGCCGCTGTTTCTTCTGGTGTCAGCCTCTGTCCACCAAGGATGTTCATCCCTGACTTAATCGCCGCATTAAGTTCAGATGGCAGTTCTCTATACCCGTATTCCCCTAGATAGGAAAGAATTTCAATACCGCTTTGTGCTGCTGTTGTTGCTTTGCGATACCCCTTTTCAACATACGACTCACCTCCAGCAACAGCCATTTTTTTGACTATGCCCTTTATCAAGTTTTTCTCGTCAGGATTTAAGTCATCAAGGCTGAATTGTTGACTAATTTTGGAAAAAAGCGCATAGCCGAACCTGTCACCACCACCCGAACTGTAGTTATTGCGCTGGTGCATTCTTACATCTTCGGCGACACCTCTGCGAACAGCAATTTTTTGTTCTGGGGTAAGAGAATCCCATAGTTCGCCCCATGGTTTTGTTCTTGCTTTTTCCATAATGTCACTGTCGCTATACAGAGAAGCAATAAAATTTTCTAGACCAATATTTGAGCCGTCGCCAAGGAGCAGCACAGAGCCATCGTACGGCGACATGCTTGAGTTTCTGCCTTCGGCAAAAAAGGAATCAGATTCCGCGAGGTTCGCTAGGTGCTGAATAAATTCAGATGGGTCCATGTCCAGGGATGGGAGCGTCATCCCGCTGTCTGGGTCGGTGCCAAAACCTAAATCTTGAGGATTCTGTGCTGTCTGGAACATGTGGCTTGCTCGCGCTGTCATGCCCATCGCCTGAAGCGCCCGTGCGAACTTTGCATTTGCTTCCGAATCATCTCCAAAAATCTCTGGCAGCCCGTTGCGCATGAGGTCTTTAATAACGGCAAATTGATTGCTATTTCGTGCTAGACCATCCACAACTCCACCGTACTGGGAGAATCCTCCATCTGACTGTGGTGCAATATTTGTGTCTTGCGTCATCGTGATGAAGCGCGCGCCACTCGCAATGTTGGTCATTGAGAGCACGCGCCCAGCACTGATAATGGAAACTAGTTCTCCAGTGGTGAGTTCATCACTTCTGATTTTTGCCTGACGAACAACGGATGCAAGTTTTGCTCCGCTACCAGGGCTAGGCCTTGTGGGGATTGCGCTATCTGGCATGCCCTCAAGAATTCGTGCATAATCTTCAAGCAGTTTATTAAACTTCCTTCTTTGTTCTTCTGAAACTTTAACTGTTGACCTTGTTGATGGGTCAAATAGCGGCTGAGAATCTAGTAGGTTGATTTGTTTTTGGAAATCAGCGATTGCTAAATCAATGTTTTTTATATCTTCTTCAAGTTGTTTAACATCTTCCCTAATTTTTTGGAGCAGAGGCGCAGCAAGTGGGTCTGTTTGTCTTTCCAAATTTTGAATGATTCGCCTATTTTCGGCGAGAGTATCTGCGGCATTTTTTCTATTCACCTTCAAGACCATAAAGGCTGCTCCATGAAAACCTTCAATCAGGCCCTGTTCTTCAGGGTCAATTAAAAATAGGGTTTCGTATCGCTCTAGAAAACCATATGCCGCCATCTCTTCCAAAGACGAAGTAAGCGATTCTTTGAATGGTTCTTCTGGACCGTTCTCAATTTGGTCAATCTGGTACCAACTCCATAGTTCGCGATGGTCGGTTGCAGATGAAAGCAAATTTAATTCGTTTCTTTCGTCCCTGCGAAGGCTGCTCTTTGCCTTTAGTTCGTTCATCCGTATGTCACGCCGTGCTAAGACTGCTTTTTCCAGGTCATTATAAATGGCTATGTACTCATGACCATGACCGTGTTCGTGGTGGGCGGTGCCTAGGGCGAGCATTTCGGATAGGTCTTTTGCTTTTTTTGCTCTTCGCTCTGGGGTGTCAACATCTATTTTTTCTTCAATATCCGCTATCTCTCCGACAATTTTTTCTATTTCCTGTCTGATTTCAGAAATATCTTTTTGCATGTTGATGTTTTGTTCTGGAGAAAAAACTCCAGAATCACTAGAAATCTTAAATTGTCGTTCTTTGTCTTTTAATTTTTTTTCTAAATCTTGCACAGATTTTGACAATTCTTCTTTCTTCGCTGAAAGTTTTTTACTAGTAACTTCATCTTCATCAGAAAGCCATGCGGTAACTGCAATTCTATTTCCAGTTTGCTGAGTCAAACGAAATAGGTCAAGTATTGATATGTTGCTATTTGTCGCTTCCTCTCTTGGAAGTCCAATTTGACTCAACAGTTCTGATTCTGCACGCTGATAGGCAACAATATGACCTGGTGCATAAAGTTTTTCAACTCTTCCATTACTTCCTATTTTGAGGCCAGGCTTGAATCCCCAGTAACCGCTAACACCACTTGAATAACCAATATGACCTTGCGTTTGAACAAGTGCCCATCTGGTTATTCGCTCAAGCAATTCTCTTTTATCGCTATTTGTTGATAAACTTTGTAGTTCTCCGTCAATGTAATTCTTAAGAGTTAATAGTTCTGCTGGATTTGATACTCGGAATGTTGGTCCACCGCGACCAAGTTGCATCTTAAGGTCTTGGAACCCCATTGGAAGTGGCCTCATTGATGATTCACCCTTTAGATATTTCATCAAGTCCCTTGCAACTTTTGCAGATACTTTTTCAGCCCTGTCAAGGTCCATGTAATAGAAGTTATGCCCAATGGGTGAATTCGGTAGGTTTTCTGACTCTTTCATAAATAGCAAATGTGAAGCAAGAAGCGAAATTTCCCAAGATTCCAATTCTTCTGTTGCATCTTTATCCAGAAGGAAATCAAATGAAACATGTTTCTGCAACTCATCGTGCCTTGCTGGCCTGTCCATTAGGTATGTCGGGTGGATTTTTGCAAGAATCTCGTGTGCGTCGGCAACAGTTTTTGGAACTACCCCATTATTCCAATGTTCAAATGCTTCTAATTCATGCTCATTCAATTTATCTTTTATCTTTTTAAAGCCAAATTTTGACGCGAAGTTTCGGCGCGTGAACTCTGTAAGTTCCCTAATGGTTGCTGGTATCCCAATAGCGGAAGAAATTGCACGCATTTGAGATGAAACCCTTTTTCTTCTTGCGTCAACATTGATTAATGGTCCATCAACATCTGGTAGTTGAGAATCAGCGGTGACGCTTGACAAGGTATTCATAAGTGCGGTGCTAGATACTCTTGATGGGTCTGGCATTTCCCTTGATGTGCCGTCAAAAATCATTCCGTCACCATCTGAGTCGCGGCGCTTCTTTGGGTCTAGTACGCCCTCAATCTCCTCCATTGAGCGACGAACAAATCTCTTGCCTGTGCTTCTTTTTGGAGAAAAGGCACGACCAATTGCCGAACCAAGCCGACCCCTCACCGCCTTTTCTTCAAGCGTGTTGGAGCGCCTTGCGATGTCAAAATCAAGCGCCCGATTCATAAGGCCGTGAAGGATTGATTTACGACCGAGGATGTCGTCTTTTATCGGAACCGTTTTTAGAAGTTCATCGTCTGGCAGGAAGGCTTTTGCAATAAAAACATTGTTCCAAAGTGCTTTTTCTCTTTGGTTCAGCGAGTCTTGCCACAGAAATTTGTGGAAATCGCTATTCTTCATTTTTTTAACTCGCGGCTCAGAGCGAACAAACTGCCAGAAATCTATTAATTGTTTTCCGCCGAGGTCATCAACGAGGACGCCGTCATTCCGCGTTCCCTCTGCATCAATGATGTAGTACAACTTTTTGTTGTCAATTTTTCCAACAAGTACGGATTTCACTTCTTATTATCCTGCTCTTTTAGGCGACGGCTTAACCTATAGTTTGACACGCTTTCCCACGGCTCTGGCGTGCCTGGTGCGTATTTCATCAACTCTTGACGAATCTCATCTGGAGCAACATTTACCCAACTCATTGTTGCTAGGTGTCGCATTGCTTTAGATTTTTCTGGTTCTTTTTCTGAAATGTTGAAATGCTTGTAAAACTGCTTCAGCGTTTTAACTCCTGGAAAGTCAAAAGCATTTGTTTTAATCCAGTCGGAATTCTGCTGTCCGTCGTCAACCCTGATTGGCATTAGAAGTCGCTCCCAGTATCTTTCAGCGTTTCAGCAAACTCGTCCAATTCGGACCATAGTGCAGCGTTTGACCTTGCTGCCTGCATTTTAGTAACTCGCCTAACGAATGCTTCTCTTCCACGAATCGTTCCGCTCAAACCACTTCGCCCAAGAACGATTGCTTCTGATTCTCCGAGACAACCACTTCCAGTTAATGGTAGAGCAATTATGTCTTCTGCGTTGATTGTTGACTCCATAACAACTAGACCGAATCCACTGGCAATGTTTGGGTCAACAGAAAATGAAGACAATGGCCTAAGTTCAAGAGTGTCAACAATTTCTCTATCTGAATCACCAAGTTCGTCTCTGATTTCATCGCTGTGATATCCACGATAAACCGCCATTTTTTTAATACCTTTTTTCTTCAAATACTCCTGCGTTTGACTGTATTGCGCTTTCAGGAAAACAGTAAGGAGTTTCTTTTGTTCTGGAGAAATTGGAAGAGGGGCATGCTCTTCTGGACCTAGAACCCCCTCCCTTTCACCAACTTTTGCACGCCAGCCAAGTGAATCATTTAATTCAAAAATTTCACGCGCAACATCTTGGACTCTTATGCTCATTATATTCTTATCATTTGATGTTATCTGCCATTGTTTTACCAACACAGATGCCGCATCGTCGTATAGCGCTTTAGTCGCGTCATCGCTCGGGTAGTTGTATGGCATCCAGTCATCGGTGTATCGCTCGTATTCGCCATCAATCCCTCGGGGGCGCTCTTTTTCAATTGTTCCAGTTTCTGGGACATACCAGAAAGTCACTAGACTTCCATCTCCATTGTTGTATGAATCAACAATATCCGAAATGTGCTGAAAAATATTTTCACCATAAGATGGCAAGTCATAGACTCTTTCAGATTGTCCTGCCTTTATAAGTTCTTCAATGGTGAACTGTTCGGATAAAGCATCGCCGATATGCGCTGATACCAGGCTCTTGGCTGCCCGCGCCAATACCTCTTTATCCGAATAGCCAATTGTTTCACCTGGTTTTTGTAGTGCTTCTTTCCTCAATTTCATCCACCTAGCAAGCCGCTCAATAGGAACTTCATCGGCCATGTCAAATATGTCTTCAAGAATTTCGTTTTTTAGTAAAGATGTAACTTGATTTTCGTCAAGTTCGCCAGCATCTGCGACACCTTCTTTTTGAGCCCTCAATGGGGTCACATTTGCAAGTCGCTTGATACCTGGGTGTTTTTGGGAAGAGCCATTTTGCCGCTGGGCGTTCAACGAATCTGGTGTGGTGCGACGAACTTTCGCAAGAATGCGACCTTCGTAAGTTTGTTGACATTTCGCCCAAGCGACGATTTCCATTAGCCAATTTTTCAATAATGTCTTTTTTGATTCCATTGAACATGTCATCAATTTTTGCGCGGAAATCAGAGCCACTAATTCCAGATTTTTCAAATTCATCCTGTGCCCGATAAATCATTTTTTTTGCAGTCGCTATTGTGTATGCGGTCGGAGTCGGTCCCCCAGCATCCCAGATGTGAAGTAGTTCTTCCGCAAAATCAATTTCATGTTCTTCAAAATCACTCATCCAACTAGAGATTTTTTTATTTTTTCTTCCTCGCCATGCTGCTGCGGCGGTCATGGCGATAGTTGAACCATACTTGAGCGCATTTTTTGTTGAAGGTTTCATCCCCTCCCAGTTAGATGCATCTTCTTCAACCTTCTCTAATGCCTCATCATAGTACTTGTGGGACTTCGCTCCAATTCTGTCTCTTGCAGAAGCAAGACCAACTGGAGACATTCGTGCAACTCGGTCATCTCCGCGTTTTCCTACTGGCAAGTTGATTGAGCGTGCTGCATCTATGGCGTTGATTGCTTTTTGGGCTTCCATCCTGCGAGATGCTGGTGTATTCGGGTTTGAAACAATTTCTTGCAACGGCTCGCGCATGCTTGAAAGAACTTCGTTTGGACTTGCCTGCTCAACAAGGCGTGCAACTATTGTGCCGTCATCTTGACGACTGACTATTTTAATTTTTCCTGGAGGCATAAGCAATGCGGAATATGATTTCTTGCCGTTTCTGCCAGGCATGAAGTCTTCATCTGGGATTGCGCTTGTTCCTCGTGGGAGAGTTAGGACTAAGCGTGTTCCTGATGAATCGCGATTTGGGGTCAAGACTGTTTTTTGGTCAGCAATAATTCCTCTGAACATATTTGACACTTCAACCGAAGAGCCTTCAACAAGTCCATCCCGACCAGGGATATCCATGTCAAGCATTACCGTGTAGTCGTCATCAAGGGTGTGCCTATCCATGACGCTAAGAAGTGGGGCAATATCTTCTTCAATACGCTTATCAAATGTTTTTCCAAGCGCTAAGCCTTTTCGTATTCTTGCACTTTCCGTTACGGAGTATGAAACATGCGAAGGAACCGAGAGTATTCGTGCGTCACTTCGTTCTGGCATGACTTTTTCCATTGCAGCAATTTCCATTGGAGTTGAACTGGAAATAACTTCATCACGCATTTTTGCGCCATGGCTTCTTGCAGAGGCGCGGCCCTTGAATGGACGAGTTTTCTCAACCCCAGAAGACAGTATGGATTCGGCAAAGCCGCGCAAATCCCCTGCCCGCAATGGTTCATACTCGCCTTCTGGTGTAAGTTTTGAAAACCCGAGAGGTATCCCGCTGCTTTCCTCAAGAGACACTGTAAACAATTCTGCTACTGATTCAGATACGACCATCTCTGAGCCTTCGCGCCAGCGCTTCCTACGGACAAGATTTATTGTTAGTGGCATATCTCCAGAAGATGCTTGCTCAAGTGACCATTCTGAATTTTTCAAGTCGCTAAAAAACTCAACTGCGCCAACTGCTCGCTCCAGCCACTTGCGCTTCTTTGATTCTTTTACTGCTACGACTTCTTTCGCAACCTTGTCCATTGGGGCATCAAGGTGGGCAAGCGCGGCAGTTACACTTTCATCCTTGGGGTCAATTATCCCCATCGCGCGAGCGGCACTTAATTCGGCGGCTGATTCAGCAAACATTAAAGCGCGTTGATTTCTAACCGAATTTTGTAATTGCTCATCATCAAATGAATCAATGCCTCGTATTGTTGAAATAGCGTGATTAAGAACTTTTAGTTCCATTGACTCTTCTGGGGTTAGGTCTTTATCAAACCCCGAACGCTCGCGAAGTGTTGCGAACCTATCCTCAAGGTCGTTGATGAAGGTTGCTCGGTCTTCATCTTTTAAGTCCATTATTTTATTTAGTATGTGCATTGTCTCAAGATGCATTCGTGGATAAATGCCAGACATTCCATCCTTGACCATTGAGTCCATAACAATGCCAACTTTTGCATGAACCGCCGACATCGCTTTTTCGTCAGCGAAGAGCATCTCCATTGTAAGCCCTGGGAAATTTCCAGTAATTATGTCATCCGCAAGTTTTGCAATTTCAACATTTGACAGCGTGCTTATACGGCGACCTTTTTTGTCATGAGAAATCATGTACATAACCATTGCGTACTGTTGTGCGTGTGTCATTTCGTGCTGGAAGACAAACATCGCATGGCCAATTGCTCCACCATGATTTTTTGCCACATCACCCATATATCCATGGGTTTTAATTGAGTCAAAAACATCTCCGCCCAACATGTCGTTGAGCATCGCCATCTTTGTTGCAGAGTCAACCGCTTTCTTCACTTCGTCAATTTTTGAGACTTCAAGTCCGCTTCCGCTAGTTCCGTATAAACGCCATGCTTTTGGGTTTCTTGGCGCTGGTGGCTTACCATCAAGAACCATGCCCAACGGGTTCCAAAGCATTGATATGTTTCCATCTTTATCTGGAACAACCATCGCTTCAAGACCAGTTCCAACACGGGGGTCAAATGGGTCCATAACACCGACGCGCTTTAGCAATTCTGCTTTTGCTGGATTCATTTTGTGTTCAGCCAGCATCCCAAGCATGAATCCGTGTTCGGCTGCAAAATAGTTATTCATTCTGTGAGCCATGTTGCGATGAAGTGCTCGCTCTAGGTCAGTCTTCAATGTTTCTGGAGCGTCGCCATTTAGGTAAGCCATCGTTGCGTTGCGAATTGCTTCTTCTTTTTTCTTTTTGGTTAAACCAGTCCACATCCTCTTGACAACCGAAGCATCCCTCGCTTCAAGAGTGCCATCAGGGTCTTTAACCATGTTCTGAACAATCATGTTCAACACATTGGCGTGATGCTGAGCGACTTGCTCCTCAAATGGAAGAGTTCTATCAACACCCGTCCATAGAGTGTCTTCAAAGTTGATGTCCCATCCAGCCTTGCGGAGTTCCTCCATCGCCTTCATATATCCAGCACTGACGCTTTGCGGGCTGCTTGGGTCTATATCTATTCCAAGGTCTTTCATGAGTTGCAGAGCAACATCAATTCTTCCGTTAAGAGCATCGGTCATTCGTGCTTTTTGCTCGGCGAGCATGACGATTCTGTCTAGTTCTTCTGGAGTTATGTCTGGGTGAGCATCAAGAACACGAGCACGAACTTCAGCAGCAAATGCATCTGGGTCAATTCGTGCAATCGGGAGTGAGTCTGGACCGATTAAATCATCTGCCGACTCTGGGACTTCTGGAACTGCATCAACTTTTATAATTGGCGTTGCGGATGCCGCAGAGCCTGACCCTGGTTCTATACGGCCTGTTCGCTTGAACCCTTCCGCTCCTGCTTCATCAATCAGGTCGGTATCATCAAACGGCAACCAAACAGTACGCTTTCCATCAGTCATCTCTATGCGCGCTCTTGAACTTGCAAGACCACTAACGATGTCAACCAAACTGTCGTATCGTTTTTCTGGGAACCTGGCTGTTCTCCCATCTATGACAAATCTTTCTTTTGGAGAATAGGTCATTGCTTCATTCAGCAAAGACATGTCATCAATTAGAGAAAGGTTTTGATTTATTGTTGACCGCAAAAGCCTGCTTGCCATTCCTTCAGTGATGTCAAAACAGTTTGAGCCAGATGAGTCGGTGAATTGGTTGGCCGCAGGAACGCCAGGTGGACATCGCAGTTTTCCAGCGGCATCCTGCCAGAGACCGAGTGCCGATGCTGCTCGTGTTGCTATTTCTCCACCTGGAACAAGTTGACCAATAGTCCTTCCTAGCGATTTTGTATCAAATTCTCCAGTCCGTGGATTCCGCACAACATCCGAGTAAGTGACGCTAACTCCGTTCTTCTTTTTTTCGCTAGCCTGCGCCATTCGCGCACTTGTTTGACTTGGCTTTAATTCGGCGATTGGGTCTATCCAGCCAAAGTTTGGAAACTCATCACTTCCAGTTCTCCCCCATTGAGCAATCCATGGAATGAAAACCTGACCAGTTTTTTTCTTTGCGTTAGGGTCAAAAACAGCAAGGCCGAACCTTTTGTTTGGGCCTTTGCCCTTTTTGCGCTTTTCCTTGTTATCTGCAGACGGCGGCTTTTTACCAACATTTTTGCCGAGTGCTTTTACGGAAAGTTCAGCGTCAAATGACTTTGTAACAACTTCTTTTTTTGATGCAAGAAACTCAATGGCGCGTTCGTCTGCCGATTTTGGCGGTGCAAACTTCCTGCTTACAAGCGTGCGTGTAAGACGAAGTGATTTACCCGTCATGACGGGCTCCAATTTCTAGAATCTGTTTTTGATTCTTTTTAGAGGTTGTTGTCTTCTTCGGCATTAAGGAGTTCAAACTCAAGCAATGATGCCATGAAACTGTTGTCAGCGACTTCAATGCTGTCGTCATCCTTCTTGCTCATTTCTGCTCCTCCAGCAAGCCAGTTCGCTGGAATCATGCTTTCAGCACCGAGTTCTTTTGCGCGCTTCATGATGTGACGCTTTGCTGCCTCTTTGTCCTTAGCGCGACCATAAGCGGAAATTGCATTCTGCAAATCACCCTTGTTGCCGATTGGGTATGAGCCGTCTGGAAGAGCGTTGCCTTCTTTGGCCATTGCGGTTCGTTGGTCTTCAGTGAATGCACGCTTGAGAGCAATTTCTGCTGCTTCGGCTTCAATGTCTTCTGCTTCCTCTGGCTCGTACTTGTCGTAACCAAGGACTTCACCATCAAGAGCAACGAACACATCGTAAGACTTGCCATCAATGCCGTCAATTTCAACAGCGTATGCGTCGTAGCCTTCAAATACATCTGGCTCTACAGCAACTACGCTTCCTTCAATTGACTTGACTGCAATTTCTGCTGCCTCATTGAAGTCAATGAGCATCATCTCGTCAAGAAGTGACTTCTGCTCAAATGCATCTTGGTCAAGTTTGTGCCAGCCAAGAACTTCGCCGTTAGTTCCGTCAACGAAGACTTCAACCGCGCGACCGTCTTTTGCTTGAACATCAACAACGAACATGTCTGCCTCTGCTGAGTATCCAGAGTCAAGAATCTTTCCTTCAAACATGTCTTCTGCAAGACCTTCAACATGGAGCAAGCCTGGCATTCCTTTTTCGGAAACGCATCCACCTGGGCAGTCATCGCAGACGCCAGTTCCGCCTGGGTACACCTTGCGGTCAACCGCACACAGGTATCCAGTGCGACCAACATCAGCGGACTTCATTCCCATTGAAGCAAGACGACGATTGCGCATGGCTTCCATGTCGCCAGCCATTGGCTCTTCTTCGTCTTCCTCTTCTTCTTCTTCTTCGTCTTCTTCTTCGGCCATTGGAGCAACAGGCTTCTTCTTTGGCGCAGGCATCTCTTCGTCTGTGGAAATGTCTTCAACCATTTCCTCTTCTGGCATCTCTTCTTCTTCGTCTTCCATCATTGCCTTCATTTGCAATGGCATTGCTCCGCACTTGCCGCAAACTTTTGCGCCAGGAGTAAATCCGCATTCTTCTGCGCCAAGAGATTTAGCGCACTTGAGCACCGAACCGTCAGCATCAATCTTTACTACTGCTTTATCGCCGTACTCGCCCATTTTACTAACTCCTTAGAAGTGTTGCCGCAGAAAGAAATGAAGTCGCTGACGCGACAACACCACTTACCTCGTTATATGAAAATTTCTATTTGACAAATTATACTTCACCGCGTGTTATATGGCGGAACTATCGCTTTAATCGCGATTTCTTATCAAACTAGTTTCTTTTCGGTTTTTCTGCCGATGGAGTTGCTTTTTCTATAAATGTAGACATTGATGATTGTGCAATCTTCTCCAGAAGTTCAGCAAAAATCTCTCCTCGCGAACCACCTTTTTCCATTTGTCGGTCAACAACTGTCATCACGGCGTCAAGGATTGAGTCCGCTTCGCTTTGAGTGACATTCAGGGTTCCAACATTTGTTCTACGGGAACCAGTTTTTCCAGACTCTTGACGCTTGAGCAAGGTTGACAGTCTTGTCAGGGCGTCAGATGTTGCCTTGTCTTTTGCTTCTCGTATTTCCTTCGGAAGTGATTCTTCAATCTTCTTCCACCAAGTTGCCTCAGCGATGATTTCAGTCCGAGGTTCAACTTTGCCCCTTTCAGAGCGCAATCCACCTGGGGTTCTATTCTGGAATGTGAGACCTGCACCTGAAGTCTTTCGTCGGGAACTTGCATCCCTGTATGAGCGTGCAAGTTTTAGCGAGTTCTGCATTCTTGACGGAATATCTGTTTCGTCAAATCCGCGAACTCGGCCCGAGACCGCTCTTTCGGATAGGTCCAACTCGCCTTCGTCGCCTCTGTCCGCAGTGGATTCGCGACGGCGCTCAAGCATTTTGTCAAGCGCCTCGTTAACGGTCGTGAAGTAACTCCTAAATTTTCCAGCAGCACTAGAAATTTTGTCTGGTGTTTCTGGCTTGCCTTCTTCTTCGGCTTTTGGCTTCTTAGGCTTTGGACCGTACGAGGTGTTCAATTCCCTTAGCAGTTTTGAGATTGCGTCTTGTGCGTCATTAATTGCATCTTCATTTGCACCATCGCCAAGTGCGTTGTCAATTTCCGATAGCGCGTTGTTGACTAATTCGGCAACATCGTTTTTGCCAGTTTCATCAAGTTTTGCGTTAGTTGCACGAAGTCGCTCTGTCAGTTTCCCGATAACGGCGGCCTCATAGATGTCAACTTCTTCTTTTTCGTCATCGGTCAAGGATTGATACCGCTTGCGAAGTAGCGCAGGGTCTATGGTCAGGTCATCATCGGTTTGCTTTGAAGCCTTTGGTTCTGGCTTTGCTTCTGGTTTTGGCTCTGGCTTTGGCTCTGGTTTTGGAGCAGTAGCAGCGCGACCGACCGAACGCTGGCGAGCCTGAGCCCTCCTATCGCGCCTATCCATTTCCTCGTAGACCTGCGCCAGAATTCTGTCTCTGTCGCGAGTCGCAAGTTTGGCCGTAGTCGCTGATGTTGCAAGCCAGTTTTCTTTATCCTCAAGGGACATTAGGTCCCAGCCTTCTGGTTTTACTTTTTCAAATGAATATCCTGCAAAATTCTGCTGACCTTCTTTTTTGGGTGCTGCAGCGCCAGTTGGGCGACCAGCACGACTGCGCGCATTATTTTGCCCGAATGCGCCAGTTGTTTTCATTTCGTTGAGGGCGTCTTCAAGGAATTTATCAACGGCTTCACCATTTGCCTTACGATTGTTTACTTCTTCAAGAGCAGAATCAAGCATGCTTGGCGAGATGTTTGGGTCGCCGATGTACTTACGGCGGTCAATTTCATCACGAAGGTCCTTTAGTGGGCCGTCTGAATCGCTGCCAGAAAGTTTTTTAATGCCATCAAGCATTTTTGTTGCTTGGGTGCGAGTAAGTCTGACATTTAACTTTTCATCAGACTTAGGGATGGTATTTCGCTGCCTTGTTGACATCAAGCCAGTTGCGTTTGGAACAGCCCGTGTTGGGTCTGGCATCTCTCGCCAAGTTCCGTCAAAAATCATGCCGTCGCCATCAACATCGCGACGCTTTGAAGGGTCTAGGACTCCTTCTATCTGGGTGAGAGCGCGCGCTGCGCGCCTACCTTTTTTTGGACCACCTGGCCCTATTCTCCGTCCAATGCGGCCAAATAGCGACTTTGTTGCAGTCTCAATTGCTTGGTATGCGTCAAGGTCAATGTCTGATGTGATGAGAATTCCCTCTTCAGTAACCAGTGTTTCAACTTGGTGGTAATCAAAAACTGGGTCAAGAAGTTGCTTTGCTTCAAAGGCATGCTCTGGGGCGCATTGAATAATTAGTTCAGACTTTTCTTCAACTTCGGTGCCGATTATTTCTTGCAAAGTTCTTACAACCGAGTTAAGTTTTTCAATTGCGTCTGACTTGATTGAAACATTTTCATCATTGTCAATCTTCTCAAGAAGCATGTCAATTTCGTCTTCAAGAGACTTTTCAGTTCCCTTTGGCTTGACCATTCCGAACATCAAACTCATGTCGTCTTGTGGCGCAGGTGTTGGGTACTGTGCGGCTGGCGACCCAATGTTTGGCTTTCCGCTAATTCCAGGAATTGGCGTTGGACCAGAAATGTTTGGTCGTGGCGGAACATTCTGAACAACCGCGACTGGTTTCTGACCCATTGGCTCTGGCTTGCCAAACATGAATTGCTCGCCGTCAAAGTAGTAACCAAGTCTGAATAATCCACGACCTGGCTTCATGAAAACGACAGATGACTCTGTTGCTTTAAGCACATGAATAGGTCCGCCAGTTCGGCTGATTAGTTCTTGCTGAACGGCTGAACGGCGCTCATCAGAAAGGGGTTGTGCTACGCCCATCGCAAATGGGTCACGAGGTTCTTGCGGACCTTCGTACTCTGGTCGGGCAATGACAACTGCCTGTGGCATTCCCATTCCGCCCATCATGTGCATCTTCTCTTCGTCGCTCTTAACGGAGATTGTTCCAGTCAATTGGTTTGCACCGTGAAGAACTGGAGATACTTCGTAGAGTTCAACCTCTCGCAGCAAGTTTGCTTGACGGGTGTTGTCAAAAATTGCATCAAGTGTTTTGTACCCAATTGACCACTCTTGTTCCACACCAAAGAACGCAACATTTGCGAAAGCCTCTCGCCCTTTTTCTGAGTTGAGGTTGAATTGGACTTTTGCAAATAGACCACCAATGCCAGCCATTTTCATTTTTGCTGGAAGACGAGGGTCGCTTGATGGGACTTCGTAAATTTCAAGAACTTTCCCGATTGGGTCATTCCAGTTGTGGCCCCAAACAACACGAGGCTTGCGGCGCATAAGACTCTTTGTGAAAGCGCCAGAGAGAACAATGTCGCCTACTGAGTCCTTATTACCAATTCCAGCAACGAAGCATTCAACAATTCCTTCTGCTTGGTCAATGTTTACCTGACCAGAGTTTGCTTTGAATTGAATTTCGTTGTACATAATGCCGTCCTTGCGTACTAACGATAATAAACGACAGACATCGCAAATTGAAGCAAGTATTCTTTATAGTTTCAGTAAATTAAACTAATTACTGAAATTAACTTGCAAATCCCCAAGCACGACGGGCTTCTGATTCAGAAACCTCGTATCTGGTCTTGGCCATCAAGTTTGTGAAGATACCAACACACGAGGCCCTAAAGACGGTGCTGCGATTGTCTTCATTAGGCACTGGCAATGCTGACATGTATGCGGAAACAAGTTGCTCATGCGTTTCTTGGTTGACCCTCTTGAAGCGAGCAATGTGTGAATCAATTTGAGAAACTACATCAACCCTGTTGAGCGACTTCTTAGAAGTTTCTTGTGAATCTTGAATGATTGTCGCAATCACTGGACGAATATCTTCTTCCATCTGCTTATTCCAGATTTCAACAGAAAAGATTGATTCAATGTCAAGAGTCCCAGCAGCAAGCGCCTTCTTTGACTTCATGCCGTTGACTTTTTCCATTGTGACCCGTTGCTGACGCTCAATTACTCGCTCAAAACTGCGACCGAGAATTTCTTTCCAACGCTCAAGTTCAAGGTTTTCCTGTTTTGTTTCAATTCCGCCAAATGGCTCAGCCGATGCGACTGCTGTTGGAGGTGGAGCCATTGCTGTCTCTGGTGCTGCCCCACCTGGAGGTGGTGCTGCTTGTGCTGCGGCGAGCGAACCAGCCATGGTGTTCGGGTCAAGCGGGCTTGCCATGCTTCCATCTGGCCCAACTTCAAGACCAGGTGCGCCTGCTGCTTCTGGTGGCATCCCTGGCATTCCTGGCATTCCTGGTTGCCCTGGAGGCATTCCTGGCATTCCTGGAACTGCGCCTTGTGCTGCTTGTTCCATTTCTTTTTCAGTGTTTGCAATCGGTGTCAAGTTCGGGTTCATCAACAACGAGTCAGCAAGGTCAGACTTCACGGTCTTGCGACCTGTTGAATCTCTGTACTCATTCGCGCTCAGCAAGCCAGCATTGAACTCGTCAAGGTGGTAACGCGAACGCTCCTGCTTGTAGAGAATCAGAATTGGAACATGTGATGTATCAAAGTCAACATAGTTAACTTCGTCAAGTTCGTCTAATGCACGAGCAAGCAAATCAAGATGTGGAAGCATTGTTTCGTTCCAAAAAACGCGATGTTCTTCTGCTGCGTTGCTGAATGTTCGCCCAGAGGCATTACCGATTACAGATTCTGGTACTCCAAACGCTGCAAGAATTTCTTCTTTCTGAATTTGTCGCATCTGAACATAGGCGGCATCTCGCGGGTTTGACGATGTATCAACATAATCAACACCGTCATCTGCCGAGATTACAGTTGTTGAGCCAACTCTCGTTAGGTTGCCCCTGAATCTATTGCGCAATTCATCTTTATCGTCGTCGTCAATTTCACCTTTTACAACAAGAATTCCACCTGGGCGACCATCGTTTAGCAGATAGTTCCTGTTGTACACCTTTGCGAGATTTTCAATTTCAATTGCGACACCAGCCGATTCCATGGGGGTTAGCGAAAGGTACGGGTCAAGCGGGTGAGGGCGACGAATCCAGCAAACATCTTCTGGTTTTAGAATTACAGTTTCTCCGTGAGGCATTGTTACCTCGTAGCCAGAGACAAATCTACGAGGGTCTGGGATTGGCGATGTGTGCTGCGGTGGCAACAAGTTCAAACCAATAATTCTTCCGTCACGACCCCTAACTTTTTCAATAAACGCTCCGCGGGTGCTGAGCATCAATTGTGATGAAAGTCGGTAGCGAAAAATAAATGAGTTTTCGCCCATATTTGACTTGGTGTTTAGGATTTCCAAAAGCGGTGAACGAAGTGCGCGGCGACCTTTTAGGATTTCACCATCTCTTGAGTTGTCTTTACGCAAAATGATTGGAAGTCGCGCTTGGTTTCCAGCAATTGCATCAATGCACCTTGAAACCCAAGTGACCTTCTGCATTCCTTCTCGGTATGCCCGTTCAATGTCCCACATATCGTGGTATGCCTTGCCAGCAACACCAGGGTTCATGGCAATAGGGGCGCCAGGTCCAAGCGCCTTGCTGTTAGGCGCAGACGCGCCCTTATTAGATGATGAGTTCCACGCCATAATTTTTACTCAGCGCCCAATATGTATCCGAATATGCCGCATGTTAAACCCGCTACCAGGAATCCGATTGGTGGTGCTATGAGAAATCCTCCAATCGCCGTAAATAGTATAAATGATGCCATCAACAAATTTGCGAAGGTTGGTCTGGTCAACTTTGAACGAATTGCCCTGAATATTTTTTTCATCATGTACAACCTAGCGCACAATTGTGACATACGATAGAACTTGTTGGAGACGAATGTGACTAATTGGGCAAAAGTTTTAGAGTATTTGCAACCGAAGGAACCCCTCTATGTCCCAGAGGCTCCGTCAATAAATCAACGAGTTTTCCTAAGAACTTACTCAATTGAGGCACTTTTTGGCGGCGCTGCAGGAGGAGGAAAGTCTTCTGCTCTTCTCATGTCTGCGCTTCAGTATGTTGATGTGCCTAACTATTCGGCAATTCTTTTCCGTCGCACATTTGCTGACTTATCACTTCCTGGAGCGCTCATGGACCGCTTCAAAACATGGATATCTCCTCATGACGACATCCACTGGAACAACAACAGTTTCGTTGCGACATTTCCCTCTGGGGCCAGAATTTCGTTTGGATACCTAAACAACACTGGTGACTACCTTCGCTATAAGGGTTCTGAATTTCAATTCATCGGCATGGATGAGGTCACGGAAATCCGTGAAAACGATTACCGATATATGTTCTCTCGTCTCCGTCGCCCAAATAGCGGCCCCCTATCCGAAGTTCCACTGCGAATGAGGTGCGCCTCAAACCCTGCGCCGAACTGGGTCCGCCAGCGTTTTATCGTTGAAGGGCAGGAAAAAGGCAGAATCTTCGTTCCTTCACGACTTACGGATAACCCTGGAATTGACGCTGTTTCGTATCGCCAAGCACTATCTGCCCTTGACCCAGTTGAACGACGCCGTCTTGAAGAAGGTGACTGGTGGTCAACAACGCTGGGAAGCATGTTTGAGCGAACATCAATAGTTATTATGGATAATGAAGAAATCCCTCCAATCACATCGTCGGCACGAGTCGTCAGATTTTGGGACCTTGCAGCGACAGAGCCAAATGCCGCGACCCCAGACCCCGACTGGACGGTCGGAACCCTGATGATGTTTGACCAAGGCATCGCATATGTGCTGGATGTCAAAAAGGCACGCCTGAAGAACGAAAAGGTTGAGCAGTTTATTGCTCAGACTGCTTATGAAGATGGGAAATTAGTCCCAATCCGCATGGAGCAGGAACCAGGCTCATCGGGCAAGGCGCTCATGGACCAATATGCGCGATATGTGGTCCCAGGCTACGACTTTGCGGCGATTCGGTCTACTGGAGACAAGGTGACTAGAGCAAGACCATTTGCTGCCGCTGTAGCAAATGGAAATGTCAGGGTTGTGCGTGGAGCGTGGCTAAGTGACTGGATGGACGAACTTTCTTCTTTCCCAGAATCAACCAACCACGACGACCAAGTTGACTCCGCAGTTGGGGCATTTACACATTTGACAGGACTGGGGTTGCCACAGAGGAAAAGAGTCAGTATCGTCGTCTAGGTAACTATTACTAATACCTTAAGCGAGGACATATATGGCTATTAAATCACTGGATGATTTTGCTTCAGCATTGGCAGAATTGAACAAGCAACTGGCTGAGTACATTGACTCAAAACCAGAGATTGATGAAGCAGCAGAGGGTCTTGCAAAACTGAATTTTGCAAAGCGCGAACTGTCTGTTATCTACGACTCATTTGCTCACGGTGTTGGCAACCTGATGGGCTCCAGCGGAATGATTGAGACCGCAAGCGGAATCACGATTGAAAAGAAAACAGCAGCAGACAGAAAGAAGTGGCGTCACCCTGAACTAGCAACTCGCGTTGCTGAGCGTCTGTCTGAAATGTCCGTTGACATGGACACTGGTGAAATCGTCATGAGCGCACAGGACATGGTTGTCAAATTGCTTGATTATGCAGCAGTTTCGTACTGGCGAGTTGGCAAACTTGGAGAAATTGGAGTGAATCCTGATTCGTATTGCGAACAGGGAGATTTTAAAACAAGCATCATCGTTAGGGAGGCAAAGTAATGAATGACATTTATCCACAACTCACAGAACCATTCCCACGGGAAATGGAAAAGATTCTCAACAAGGGTGGCACTGCTCTTACATATATTCCAGTGAGTGAAGTGATTACCAGACTCAACAAAGTGCTTGGTGTTGATAAGTGGTCTTTCAAGATTGTTCGCTGTGAACGCGATGCATCAGACCCAGATTTCATTGTTGCTCATGTGCGTCTTGAGTGGATTCCAGCGGTTGGAGAAGATTTCAACATCGTCACTCGCGATGGATTTGGTGGGCAGAAAATTAAGCGCACTAAGGCTGGCGGAATAGTTGACCTCGGCGATGAGTTCAAAGGCGCAATTTCTGATGCTCTGAAAAAAGCGGCACAAACGCTTGGCGTAGGTCTGTACCTTGCCCGCAGTGAAGACGCAATTGAAATTGAGCAAGTCATTGATGCTTCAAATGCACCCATGTCGGAGAGCGAGAAGCGTTGGGAAGAATTCAAGGACGCTTCAAAGAAGTTGACAAAAGAAGAGCGCGACCAACTTGGCGAGTACTGGAAACAGCAATATGGCGACAAGCCAAAGCCAACCAGCGCAAAAGACGCATCAGAAGAAATTCTTGATTTCCTTTATTCAAAATTAGCCCAAATAAAATTGAAGGGCGAAGTCGTTGAATCTGGAAAATAAGGACTTACAACCACCAGCGCATCTTTCTCCGTCCTCTTTGGCGACATTTGAGCAATGTCCGCTCAAGTTTAAGTACGGGAAGATAGACAACATTCCAGATGAGTCTGGCAAAGAGGCGCTGATGGGGAACTTTGTCCACGATGTCTTGGAACTGTTTTACAAATTGCCACCAAACGATAGAACTCTTCAGTCAGCGAGATTCCTTGCTGCAGAGTGCTGGAACAAAGAGTGGGGCGACAAGATTGCAGTTGTTGTCCGTCGTGCTGACGAAATAAAAAAGATTCGCTGGCAGTCATGGTTTTGTATTGAGAACCTATGGCTAATTGAAGACCCGTCAAAAGTGGTTCCCGCTGGGATTGAACACGAACTAAATGATTCTTTAGGTGGCGTAACACTGAAAGGTTTTATTGACAGATTTAGCAATGACGCTGATGGCGGATTAGTTATTTCGGATTACAAGACTGGCAAAACTCCAAACAAAAACTGGGTTTCTGGAAAGTTTGAACAGTTGCGCATTTATGCAGCACTGATGAATATTTCATCATTGTTTAAAGCATCAAAGTTAGAACTTTTGTACCTCAAAGATGGCGTTAAATTCACGGAGATTGTCACAGACGAGACACTACAAAATACGGTTGAGAGAGTGGTTGGAATCAAACAACGAATTGATGAGCGGTGTGTAACTGGTTCATTTGAACCAATAAAATCAAAGTTGTGCGATTATTGTTCATACAAATCAATTTGTCCAGCATGGAGTAGAAAGTAATTTAGTATGAGTTCACTATTAAACGACGACGCATTTGCACGCCTCGTATCGGAGGATGTGAAAAACAAAATTTCATCGCAACAACGGAAAATTTTGTTAGAGCCTAGAAATTGGGCTAGGTGGCAAAAAGCGCTTTTGCTTCTTATTGACAATCTTCAGTCTCAAGTTGACGACATAAATGCCGATGCAGAAGCAGATAAAGAGCGCTACGAAGCACTTGGCGAAGACGGTGTAGTTCTTGCCGAGGAAGCCGAACTTGCATATTCACTACGCAGGACAAAGATTGAGCGATTTATGTTCCATGTGAATAGGCGTCTTGATGAAGTGACTAAGTTGATTGACACTGGAAGCGACGACCACATCAAGGTTGCTGCACAGAATGATGCCGCTCAGGCCGACTTCTATAGGAAAGCAATCATTAAGCATAAAAACCTTCTTGATGAGTATGACCTTGAAGAGACGGCAATTGACAGAGCGCTTTGGGACGCTCTTGACAATCGTTGGACATTTGAATCAATAGACGGAATCTGATGATTCGCAAGCGAAGCAAAAAGAAGGAAGCGGAGTACGAACTTCGCAGACCATTGGTTAAGGCTTTGCTGGAAAAATATCCGTACTGTCAAGCGTGCAAAGTGTTTGCGAAGTATGACGAAAAAACTTTGTTCAATCAAAATCGCTCTGTTGATATTCACGAACTAGTGAGACGCTCGCAGGGTGGTTCAATTTTGGATGAAGAAAACTTGCTCGCCGTGTGCAGGCCGTGTCACAACAGGATTGGAAATTATCCACAACTTGCATTTGATTTAGGACTTGCAAGGCACGGATGGGAACGGTAGTAAACTAGTAATCCTTAGGACCGTTATAGGCGCGAGGGCAGGGTAGGGAGACTTACCCTGTCCTTGCGTCTATTATTTTTTACCCGTATTTATTGGGTTTGCGTAGTAGTCTCGTCGCATGAGCGATTTAAGATTCATGGGGATTGACCTATCCCTTACATCTACTGGCGTGTGCGTTGGTGGGGAATATGTTGCTATTGCGTCAAAGCAAAAAGGGACTGCTCGCCTGATTGAGATTTCAGAAAAAATACTTGAAATCGCTTCTTCAACCAGACCAGCCGCAATTCTAATAGAGGGGTACTCATTTGGCTCAAAGTTCAGTAGAGCACATGCAATAGGAGAACTTGGCGGCGTGGTCAAATCCCTCCTGACTAAACACGGATTCCCAATCATTGATGTTCCGCCAACATGCCGTGCAAAATTTGCTACTGGGAAAGGAAACGCTGGGAAAAAAGAAGTTTTGTTTTCAGTATTTGCAATATCTGGAATTAGTTTTACTGGCCCATCTGCAGACGATGTGTGTGATGCGTGGGTCCTTGAGCAAATGGTTTTAGCCAGGCTTGGAGAGTCTCAATATAAGTGGTCGGATGAACAACTTTCTGCACTGACCAAGATAGATTGGGAGCCACTATTCAGTGCACTAGAAAAGGGCAAATAACATGGCTAGAAGTGGACCTATCAGTCAAATAGAAATTGAGAATGAAATTCTCAGGTTCATGGACATGCTTGAAGAAGAAACTGAGGCATTTGAAAAACTTGCTGAGGATGCCGCTAAAAAAGAAGCACTCTATAAAGCGAATTGGGCAAAAGAGTATCTTGCAGCAAAAGGTTCAATCAAAGAGCGCGAAGCATGGGCAGACTACAAGATGAGCGATTTTGACTATGACTATAAAATTGCAGAGGCGCTCGTAAAAGCAAAGCGCGAAAAACTTTTGTCAGTGAGAACATCAATGGACTCATTACGAACACTTAACGCAAATGTGAGAGTACAGGTATGAAAAACGGAATTCACGAATCACTTAAATCGCTTGCTGTTGACATCAACAGCCTTGAGCAACTTGAGGGCAATCCACGCAAAGGCGACATTGACGCAATCGCTGCTTCCTACCAAGAGTTTGGGCAGGTCAAGCCGATTGTTGCTCGCAAAAATAACGATGGGACAATGACGGTTATTGCTGGTAATCACCAACTTCAGGCAGCAAAGCGTTTGGGCTGGGACAAGATTGCGTGTATTTTCCTTGAGGGTGATGACAAGAGGGCAATTGCATACGCGCTTGCTGATAACAGAACCATGGAACTTGGCTATACAGACGATGATTTACTAAATAATCTTTTGTCAACGGTTTCTGATGACTACATAACTTTATGGGACAACCTTGGCTGGGACGAATTTGAAATTGCCGCAATTGATGAGCGAGCGACACTGCGTGAAGTTGAAGTTGTTACAGGCGGAGAGTACATTCCTCCAGCAATTGTGAATCCGCTTTCTGTTCAGCAGCAAGAGGAATACAAGGAAGAACTTCGCTCAATGGTCAAAGTTGATGAAAACGAAGAAGCAAAAATAGTCGCCAGTCCAGAGCATGACCAAAAAGAACTGGCAGTAAAGGGCGCTGCTACAGCAATGCCAAACGCCGCACCGCAAGCGATTGTTCAATACACGATTGTTTTTGACACCCCAGAACAACAGAGCCGTTGGTACAACTTTGTGCGCTGGCTTCGCAGTAATCCATCAATAGATGGAAATACAACTGCTGAACGGTTAATGAATTTTATTGACGAACACTGCGAGGTGTAATGACACGCCAACGACTATTTCTTGACATGGACTGCGTTGAGGCGGCTCGGGCGCGCATCAGGCATGTTTACGATACTTTTGACACTGTATGTGTTCAGTTTTCTGGTGGAAAAGATTCGTCAGCAGTTCTTTACCTAGCAAAAGAAGTGCACGAAGAGCGAGGGCTTGGCCCAGTAAAAGTGATTTTCCGCGATGAAGAAATGGTTAGCCCACGAACCATTGAATATATTGAAAAAGTCAGAAATTACGACTGGGTTGATATGGAGTGGTATTGCCTTCCATATGGAACTGAAATTTGGGTTCTAGGTAAACGACAGTCAGCAATTCTATGGAGCAGCAAGCGAGAGAAAGAAGGTCGCTTGATTCGTCCGATGCCATCATGGGCGATTAGGGCTGAGCATTTTGGACTTGATGCGACAAAGCCTCTTCCTGAATCAGTTGACTACTACACGATGCAGGGCAAGCAGGGGAGTGTTGCGTTTATTACTGGTGTGAGAGCAAATGAATCCATGATTCGCTACCGTTCACTAGTTCAGAAGTTGCATGAGAACTACATCGTTACACCGTACAAAAACAAAAAAGGGATTCCATTAAAGTTCGCAAAAGTAATTTATGACTGGCAATCAAATGATGTATTCAAATTTTTGTCGGAAGAGCACAATGCTGAGTACTGCTCTTATTACGATGTTGCCGCAATAACCGACAGTAATAGCAGAGTTGGGATACCTTTGCACTCAGTTGCCATTCGCCGTATAGGCGATGTTGTTGCAACTGAGCCAGAATTCTACGACAGACTGGTAGAAGTATTTCCATACATTGATGCTCAGCGACTTTATTGGGCCTCGGTTGACATAGAAGCGCTAGTCAACAATTACGCAAAACTTGGCTTTGAGGGTGCTAGTTACTTCATTGATGACTACATGATTGGTGAGTTCAAAACCCGACGAGCAAAATCTTTTGTTGCGGAATTCAGACGAAAGCACTTGGCTGACCCAAAGTCCTACACTATTTATCAATTGATTAGGACGATGCTTATGGGCTCTCTTGATGTCGGTGAATCAGCAAGTCCTATCGGCCCAAAAACCAAAGTCCATGCGGTTCGTCAACTTGCGCTCAGGCTCGGCGAAGATGGACAAGACATTGACGGAAACCAACAACAATAGGAGTAGGTGTTACATGGAAATTGAACTTGTAGATGTTTCGGTATTGAATAAGCCAGAATGGTGCGCGACACATGTTCTGAGGCCAGACCTATTAGTCCTATCTGGCTCGCTTTATGATTACGGCTTCATGTCTCCGATTATTGTCCAAAAATCAACAAACACAATCATTGATGGATATCACAGGTGGATGCTAGTTAAAGATAATAAGCACATGAGCAAGAAATTCAACAATCTTGTACCAGTGACATTTGTGGATTGCGATTCCCTTGAGGCGAGGGTAATGCACATGCGCCTTAACCGAGGCAGGGGTGCTTTAGTGGCGCACAAGGTTTCCGACATAATTAGAGAGTTGCTTGCATCTGGTGCTTACGAAGAAAAAGACTTTGACAGGCTGCTGTCAATGAAATATGACGAACTTCAAATTCTCATGGACGGAACGATACTCAAGCGAAAGAAAATTGCTGAGCACAAGTACTCTAGGGCATGGGTGCCAATTGAAGCACCTGCTGGAACAATTGACCAACCAAGCATTGAGTCTCCGCCAAATTCGGATAGGTAAAATTAGAAAGTCCTTAAAAGTGCTACAATCTGGTATCGCTTTTTGAAGGAGTCGCAATGATTTGCAATCTACGAACACAAATTGGTGGTGACGAGGACGAAGGTCGCGATGAAGGTCGTGCTGGCACCGCTCGCCGACTCATCAATCTTGCTGGAGAGACCGTGGGTCGCCGACGGGTTGGTCGCGCCCGTACTGCAACTGCTCGTCAGATTTTGAGCGAATCTGCAGCAGCACGCGCCGCCCGACGGCTCCGAGACAGGTTGCGCGCTCGGCGTAATCGGGGATAATTATTCCCACTTCTCCAAGCCTCTTGGATGGGGGTATTTAAATGCTTGTATCAGTTGCTGAACTTAAGACATACATGGATATCTCTTTGTCCTTGCGTCAGGAAGATGCCGCCGAACTGATTCTCAACGGCCTACAAAGCGAACTTGAATCATCAACGAGGGTTTTCAGCAGACAGACATCAACCCGAATGGAATCCTTACTTACAGCACGCCACCGCCGACAATTTACTTAAGAAATTCTCCAGTAGTTTCCGTAAAGAGCGTTATCGTCGGAAACCTTTCAACCGATGGACTGCTTCTTGGTGAGGCGATTAAAAGAACGGCATCAATCACTCGCGCAGTGGTTACTGGTTCTACTGTTGTTTACACGGCTTCTAATGACTTCACTATTGGTCAAACTGTAGATATTCAAAACATGGCTTATGCTGCGTTGAATCTTGACTTGAAAGTAATAACTGCAGTTACTCCAACAACTTTTACGGTCACGCAAAGCGGACTAACTGCTGGGACATATGTCCAAAGCGGAACCGCTGACGCAAGAGGCTCCGACTATACGGTTCGCCGTTTTGGTATTGACTTCTATCGCGGTTATGCAAATGACCGCGTAACCGTCACATATACCGCTGGTCTTGACGGCGAAAATATTGCAATGTTCAAGTTGATGATTCTTCGTGCAGCAACAAGAGAAATGCAAAACATGCACGACGATGTTGTCGGTGTTAAGGACCTTAATCCCCGTGGTGTTGCCGTAGCAGAAACTGGATTCTTGGAAAAAGAATTAATGATGGTGAAACGGTACAGACGAAATAGGATTTCCTAATGGGTGGCATTCATCTCCATCTTGATGTTGACGAGCGAGGCCTTGAGGGGACAGAGGAATCACTCAGAGACATGCGCCAAAGAGCGCGTAATTTAAAGCCAGTTTTTGAAAAAGCAGGACTTGCTCTACGCAAATACGCAAAAAGCAATTATCTGTCAAACGGACTTGAAGTCGGTGGTTGGAATCCTCTTCAACCCAAATATGCCGCATGGAAAGCCATAAATTTTCCTGGCGCGCCACCAATGGTTCGCACTGGTCGGCTTTTTAATTCAGTCGCTGTAGTTGGCCCAGATGTTGACGCGCATGACACATGGGCTACCTACTCAACAGATGTTGAATACGCAAAGTTTCACCAATACGGAACAACAAAGATGCCAAAACGACAAATTCTTTTTGCTCCAGAATTATGGACGAAAGAAGTTGCTGAAATGGCTGCTGACTTTGTCGTGAACGGAACTATCTAAGATGGCCATTTACGATAACCCGCTAATGCATGGTGCCCAGTTTGCAAAACAATATGTTTCAAATTATTTGCAACTTGACATTCCGCAGAGAGTAGTTCGTTACAGAAACGGCTGGAATATCAGCGATACTGAACTTCCTACGCCAGCAAAGTATTTGACATACGAGCCATTGGCGCTGGATGAGTGGCCGACAATCATCACTGTTGCAATCAATACCTCTGGCTTTGAGCGAATTGCTTACGATGGACCAGACCCTCTATACAGGGTTGATTATGTGATGCGCACATATATTTGGTGCAGGGCGCTTGGCTCAGAGGAAGCAACAATTGCACGAGACAGGCTCACCACTGTTGTTCGTTCTGCCTTGCTTGATTACCCATGCCTGCAGGCAACTGACCCAAGACAATCATTTCAGGTAATGATTGACGAGGGCTCGCTTCGCGAAGAGTTCTCCGACACAACGCTTCTCAAGGGAGACAGGGTTATGTCTGGTTCATACCTTGGGTACACGCTCAGTATCAATGAAGTTGTGACTCGTCAAGATATTGCTGAAATGTCCGAGTTTGATATAGCCGTTAAGCAGCAAAGTCTCTTTGATACATCATTGCCAACTGCAGATTGGTCTAGTTGACTTCCATAATTGTTTTATTGGGTACAATTGGCTGTTGGTTTTAAAGATTGGATTTTAAAAATGGCACATTTATTCGTATTGCTTGACAGCGTTGAAAAGCGAAATGGTTTTGACAAGCCAAGCAAGATTGTGCGAAATGCAACTAAAGGGCCTTTCGTAATTGATGAAGATGGACGACAAATTCATCCGAACGAAGTTGCCGCTATTGATTCGGATTGCAGAATTTGCGCAAAAGGAATTGAATCTGGTGCGTTAACTGTTTTGCGAGAAGTTGCTTCAGTTAGTTCTGCTCCAAAGCCAAAATCAAAAGAAAAAGTAGAAACAGTAAGTGCACCAGTTGTAGAAGTTGTTGAGCAAGAAGTTCAACAAGTTCAAGAAACAGTTGCACCCACCAGTCAGGAATAGTCTGTACAATGGGAGAAATAACACGGCGTTATCTCCCGCGAGTAACTAGGAAGGTGTCATGCCAGGCGTAAACATCACAACAGCAGTAAGAACAGGTCCATCAGCACCAGCATCAATTGAAACATCACAGATGTTTGCAGTTGGTCAGGCAGAGAGCGGCCCAGTCGGCGAAGCAACGCTTGTAACAAGCCTTGCCGAATTTGAGGCAATCTACGGTGGATATGTTTCGTACGCATACCTTCACCCAACCATTCAGACCTTCTTTGAAGAAGGTGGCACCCGTGCTTACATCTCGCGCGTAGTTGGTTCAGATTTCACCATCGGTTCAATCACCCTGAATGAGGGTGGAGCAGGCGGAGACGATGTTATGGACATCGTTGCTAACGGCCCTGGAGACTGGAGCGGCAATGTTACTGTTCAAGTAACCGCTGGAACCGCAACCAACACTTTCATTATTCTTATTCGCAAAAATGGCGAATTGATTTATAGCACTGGAAACTGCTCAACAACTACGCAAGCAGTTGGACGCATCAACAGCAGCGCAGCAGCATCCGCTGTTGTTACCGCAATTGACCTTGGTGTAACTGGTTCACCAAAGCCTGAAGTTATGGCTGCAACAGCATTGAGCGACGGCGATGATGACCGAGCAGCGATTGTTGTTGCTGACTATGTAACAGGATTGAGTGACTTCTTGGATTCATACGGAACTGGCGTCGTAGTTTGCCCAGAATCAAGCCACACAACGGTTCAAACTGGTCTTGCGAATCACGCAAACAACTACAACCGTTTGGCATACCTGTTCGGCGCATTTGACGACACCATCGCAGAAGCAAAGACTGCAGGTTTCACTCTTTCGGCAGCAGATGTGCACAGCGAGCATGTTGCTTACTTCTACCCATGGGTTTACATCCCAACATCAACAAGCGGAATTAACCGTCTGATTCCACCAGTTGGCTACGCAGCAGCAAAGCGCGCTCTTGGCCACATCCAGACTGGCTCGCATCAGCCTGGCGCTGGATTGATTTCAGCAGCACGCTTCGTAAACGGAGTTGCAATTGACATTGATAAGACCAACGGAGACCAACTTGATGACGCTTACATCAACGCGATTCGTTTGATTAACAACACCATTCGCATCTACGGTGCTCGCAGCATGTCGGCAGATACCGACAACTTCCGTTACATCACCGCACAGGATGTTGTAAACAAGGTTGTTGTTGAAGCCAACCGCTCACTTGAAGACCTGCTCTTCGGTGTAATTGACGGCCGAAACACTATCTTCGCAAGCGTTGAATCAAAACTGTTTGCAATCCTTGAGCCACTTCGCGTAAGCGGAGCATTGTTTGAAGCATTTGATGCAACTGGCAAGCGCGTTGACTTTGGTTACACGGTTAAGTGTGATACAACTCTCAACCCAACATCGCAACTTGCAACTGGCCTTGTAAAGGCTCGCGTCGGATTGCGTGTATCAAGTGTCGGCGACAAGATTGAAGTTGACATCATCAAATCAAACCTGACTAAGTCAGTCGTCTGAGCCACGGAGGAATAACACATGGCAAAGGTATCGCAAAGGCAAGTAATCGCACGGATTGCTCCGCACGCTACTGCAAACATTCTTGAGACGCAGCCACCAAAGTGGGAGGCGTTCAAGTTCGCTCAGGTATCGGGTGGTGAAATCACTGCTTCAGTAGAAAAAATCTACGAAGGCGGCGCCTCTTCGCCAACAGTTCTCTGTGCTCCGTTTGATATCGGCGACATTACGCTGACCGCTCACTACGACTACGAGCGCGATGGCATTTTGACCGACGACAAGAACTACATTGACAAGAAGTTGGCAATCCTCCGCACGATGGTCGGCAAGGCTTACTACGACATTACGGTTGAAGTGTTCAACTGTGACCTCAAGGTTCCTGGTCTTGACCGCATCTACTCCAAGTCACTCCTCGTGGGTTTGACTGAGCCAGACGGTGACTCATCGTCAGGTGCTCCATCAACATTTGCTTTGACCTTCTCGGTCTCAAATGTTGCTAGCCAAATCAACCAATAATCAAACGCTTTTAGCGTAATTGTTGACAGGCTCTTTATTGGTCCTGTGCTAGTTTGTCGGCTATGACAAATTCAGAACTTTATTCAGAGCAACCATCAGAGCAGCCAGCAAAGAAGGCTGTTCCATCTAAGAGCGCGAAAGAACAGACAGTTCTTGACCAGTTGACTGCAGCAATCAAGAAAAAGGTTGAGCGTCCAACGGTTCATCTTGAAGTTCCAGAACGCCCTGGCGTTAAGTTGATTATTAGCCCAAACATTTCTCAGCAACAACTTCGCTCATGGCGCCGCAACGCAGGCGAAGACACCAAGAATGGCTTGGATTCATTGAAGTTTGCGTGTGCTGTTATTGGACACACGACAACTGGAATCATCTTTGGTGATGAAGAAGTTTTTGATGACAATGGCAATCCATTGACATTTGCTTCTGACCTAATCATGGAGATGACCGAGACAACTCGTCCTCACCCAGATTGTGTTCGCGCATTCTTTGGCGTTGACCCACACACCGAAGGCGCAGCACTTGCGATTCTTGAGGCTGCTGGATACTCGGATACGGTGGACACCGTGGACCCTATGAAGGAATCTTCAGCGAACTAGTTGAAGATTCCACAATCGTAAACGCCGCTCGTCTCGGCGAACTCTGGGGCACAAGTCCAATAGAATTATTGGATTACACCCAAGAGCAATGGGTCATAATGATGGCATGTGCTAAAGTTATATCTAACGACCGCGAGCGAGAACGGCGCGAAAGAGAAAAGTAGCACTCCCCTCGGCCCGCCCTATTAAGAGAAAATCTGAATATGGCTGACGAGAAAGCATCAATTAAAATTAGTTCACGCGCCGATACTGGCGCGATTCTAAGAACTATCGGCTCCGTAAAGGGCTTAAGACGCGAAATCAAAGGCCTGTCTAAGGACATGCTCCTTAACGCTGCTGCATCAAAATTGATGGGTAGTTCCATGGGCGGTGCTGGCAAGCAGACCGATAGGTGGAGGAAGGTACTTGACTCCACCGACAAGATAATCCGCAAAATGGGCGCAATGACGATGAAGTCGCTTGTGTCAATGCTGAAAATGGCGACCATACAAATGGCTGCCCTTGGCGCGGCAATGATTGTCACCCACGGTGCATTCATAGTCGGCAGATTTGCCATGAAGACATATCAAGTTGCTATGCAGGGACTTGCTGCAACTGCGGCTGGATTCACGACGGCAGTTTCTATCGCTTCTGCGGCAGTTCGTGAACAACAGGCAGCGATGTATGCGTACAAGACCAAGACTGCAAAAGAATTTGGTAGTGGCCTAAATCAAACCCGAATGGTTATGCGTAACCTCACGATGGATGCTGACCTTGCGGTTTTGGGTGTTGAGAATCTAAACAAAGCATTTGCCACTGTATCAAAGAACCAAAATGTTACTTTCAATGCAACTAGCCAAAAATACCTAAAAGGGCTAATGGACTTTGCTTCTGCTGGTCAGCCGCTTGAGCAAGGTGTAGAAAAAGCAGCAGAACTCGTAGCAACACTTCAAGACTCAAAGAAGTCATACGCTCAAGTTAAAACTGCAGCAAAAGAACTTGGCCCAGCGATGGTTGAGGCAATCAAGCAGGCCGATAAGCAAGGAATCAATACAAAAGAAAAGTTCATTGCCGCAATGAACAGCGGAAAACTTTCAGCGCTCGGTGGAGTTACTGGTCAGTTTGATGCGATTAACTCAACATTGTTTTCACAGTTTAAAAAATATTTTTCCATGCTAAGAGGGAACCTCGCTGACTTCGGTCAGGGATTTTTGGGTGATTCAAAAGTTGCGCTTGAGTCAATGTACAAATCCGTTGATAAAGCATTAAGAGCCACATCTGGAAGCGTTGCGGCATGGGGTAAAAACGGCGGCCTTCTAGGCGCACTCACATCAGCGGTTGAAAAATTATCTGAGTTCTATGTAAGACTAATTAGAGACTATTTGCCAAAATCGGTTGGAATGTTCAAGCGACTTGGCGAGTGGTGGTATGACTTCAAGGCTGGATTTAAGGAAATTACATATAACCTCAAACCGCTGATTGAAGGCGCCAAAGTTCTGGAAAAATTCTTTGGAGCAATGTTTAAGCCAGTATGGAGAGAAATAAAAGCAGCAACAAACGGTCTCAACTCGCTTCTTGGAAAACAAGGAAATCAGTTTGAAAAATTTGGTGCTGCAGTAGGCGAACTTATTGGTACATTTATTAAGTTTTTCAGCAATGTCGGCGGTGGTCTTGTTGAGACACTTAGCAAATTCACTACAGTAGTGAACTTCTTGACTGACGCTTTCCAAATGTTCGCTGATGTTTTTGGTGGAATGCAAAAAATGTTCGGTTCTCAAGGAGCGTTTTTTGCGATGATGGCTGGTGCCAGAGGAATGAAAACCAACTTTGGTGGCTATATCCGCGAAAAAACTCAATACATGAATGTTGACGCTGGAACAGTAAACATCAAGGGTGCGGCAATCGGAGCCGCAAAAGGTTTTATCACTGGCGGACCGCATGGTGCGGCCGCTGGCGCTCTCGCTGGAAGTGGTGTTCTCGGAAAGGCTGGCCCACTTGTTGGAACTGTTGCGGGCGGAGCAGGCGGTTTGTTTTCCGCTCGTGGGATGTACAACAACTTCTCCAACAACGGGCTAAGTGGTGGTCTTGCAAGTATGCGCCAAGGCGCGGTCAGTGCCGTAACGGGTATACCTGCGAGCGTAAGGGCTTCAATCAACGGACGCCTAAGCAGCGCGACTGCTGGCATTTACGACTCATACAAAATGGGTGGATTGCAAAGTGCAAGACAACATGCACAGGGTCTTGCGAAGTTCAAAATGAGCGGGCTGGCATCAACTGGACCTGGTTTTGGTTCAATGCTCAGTAGATTCCCAACGCTCCCAGGAGTTGGTCCAGGAGGCCCAAGTTCTCCTCTTCCAGGCGCCCCAGGCGGTCCAGGCGGCTCTGGTGGCGGAGGTGCTGGTGGCGGTGGCGGACGCTGGAGGTACGGAAGCAAAACGAAAATCCCAGGCAGCCAAGTAACTGGTTGGCGGAAGATGACTGGGCGAATGTTCAGGGAAGCCCGTCAAAGAGATGCGGACAAAGCAGAAAACAGAAAGGGATTGCTCGGCGGTGGAATTGGCTCATTTGCAACTTCAATGGCGCTCGGCGCTCTTGGTGGAAAAGCATCACCAGAATTGCAAGGTGGATTAAACCTTGCCGCCATGGCTTCTATGTATAGTCCAAAACTTGGCATAGGACTCGCTGGTGGAACTCTGGCGATGAAGAGTGGAAATACAGCAGTTGCCGCTGGTGGTGGTGCGCTTGCTGGTGCGATGCTCGGTAAACAACTTGGTGGCGCTCCTGGAATGATTGTTGGTGCTGCGCTTGGAACAGCAATGGGTGCAATCATGGCGCCAATCACCAAAGCCCGTGCAGAGTCAAAGAAAATCAAAGCATCAGTTGATGAGGTAATGGACAATGTAATCAATGACTTCATGGTCAAGGCAGCGTTACTCACTAGAACTGGTCGTGGTGAATCCGAAAACTTAAAAGCCATGAAACAATTTGCATCGCAAGCGCGAGGCAGGGCTACCGACCTGAATACACGAGGCCAAGCCCAAACAAAAGTTGGAAATCGCCGTGGTATTGGAAACATGCTGCTTTCTGGTGGAGGAATTGGTGCCGCTGCTGGAGCAACCGTTGGTGCCTATCTCGGTTCAGTACTTCCTATTGCTGGGACAATCGCTGGAGCGGCGATAGGTGGAATAGTTGGCGGTATTGCTGGCGCAGCAGGTGGCGCAATCGTCTATGGCGCAAAGCAAATGTTTGACTTATTTGGAAAACGCCAACGAGATAAAGCCACAAGAAAATCGCAAAAGTCCGAACTAGTAAACATGCTGCAACGCGGCGAAATATCGCAGGCGCAATTTGACGAATACAACAAGAACGATAACACGCGAGGTACCGCGCTTAAGCGATTTGCCGATAGAAGCGATGCTCAGGCAACAGCAGCGCAGCGTTTGAACACCGTCTATGAACGGCGTACAAAAGTTATTGCGGACATGACTGGTCTAACTGGCAAAGAAATTGACCGCTTAGCAATGTCTATGGGTGTGAACCTTTACGATGCAACAAAGGACTTCAATGAGGTTTTGGTTGAACTTGGTGTAACTGTTGTTAAAACCGCAGAACAAATCAACATGGACCTCAATCAGGCAATGGTCAATAACCTGAGCGTATTTGATGAAGTCGTAAAGCGTCAGAAGGCACCATTGATTCTTGATGAGGCCGCTAAAGCCTTCTCTATGAATAGGCGTGCTGCTGGAGGAACTGGCCCAATTGATATGCAGGAACTTGGAAACTTCATGAAAGTTGCAGCCGAGCAGATGAATATCATCAGCGGCGGCGACACCATGAAAACCTATTTTGAATTACGCAGGCAGTTCGGAGAGGGTGGAAAAGCCTTCACTCAAAAGGGTGGAACATTTGAAGGGCTAGGAACTGAAATCTACGCTCCTGGAAGTGCTTCCCGTGTTGCAATGAATGATTTCTTTACCAAGCAGGACCAGTCAATGCAAAGCGCCTTGAAGGGTCAATTTACAGCAAGAATGGCAGAACAGGGAATCATGCTCGGCTCTGGTGGGGTGCAAAGCGTTGCTGACCAATTTGGAAAACTTGACCTTGATACACAACAGGCTTTAGCCAATGCAATTTCTAGTGGAGAATTGTTCAAGGGGCCAAGTCTTTCTCAAACCCTTGGCACTTATGGTGTGAGCATTGACCAAAAAGATGTAAAAACACTTGAGACAGCAGATAAAGCATTTTATTTAGCCGACCTCACCGAAAAGCAAGCACTTGTTGCTGATGAGCAAAGAAAACTTATTGAAGAACAACGCGCTTTTTATAGCCCAGAATCCGACCAGCGTCCAGAATGGTGGAGCAAAGAAGCACTCACGGAAGTCTTTAAGGCTGCTGGTATCAACGACACATTTACGCCGCGAGGAAAAGGTATTGGCGACACAACATCTTCAAGGCTTGTGCAGACGCTGTCACGCCATAACATGATGAATGCTGGAATTGCTGGCAAGCGAACCGTCACATCTTCTTACCGAAACTACGGTCTTGGTTCAATTAACTCGGACCATGTTACTGGTCGCGCATATGACCTTGTTGGAAACCAACTTGGCATGTACAAGACAACTGTTGAGCGAAATGGTGGATTTGCCGAGTTTCATGGTGGTTCACAAAACCGCCACCTCCATGTTGTCCCAGGCCCAATTGGTGATACATCTGTCCCCTCAATGACTCGTCCGTCCATCCCTCAGGTGAGCACGAGCAATTCTGGCCGCAGCGGTGGAAATACGATTAACATCAATGTCAGTGGTGGGAACACTGAGCAAATTGTTCAGCAAGTAAAAGCCCATCTTGACAGAATCAACCGCGAAGAAATGTATAGGAGATAACAATGGCGTACCAGGGCCAAACCCTATCCGTTGGTGGAGTTAAATATTTTGAGACAGACTATATCGTTACAAATTTCAATCCAGAAAATAAAGCAATTTATGGCGATAACCCAAAGACATTTAAAAAAGAAGGCGAACTGGATGGTTCGTACTATGTGATAGGAATCAAAAACAAAGTCCTATTAGCAGAAGCAATCAATACGGAAACGGCTGAGCCAAAATGTGCAATTGTTGAAAAACGAACATTTGGTAGCGATTCCGCCAGTGGCGTTGTATCAACTGGGAAACAAGACAGTAGCGGCAAATTAATATACAACGGCGGCTTTAGGTATCAACAAGATTTTACGACAACAAGTCCTGCGAAACTAAAAGCGCGGGGGCTAATTAAGGCTGGCCCACTTGCAACTCAGTACACCACATTGCAACTTGGTTCAGAAAAACTTGTAAATATATCTTTGCAAGATTTGCTCAATAGGTTTAATGCTTGGCTTGCCAGTGGGGTTGACAACGAACAACGAGATTCTGGCTTGCAATTATACTTTCAATCGCCAGCATACAAAAATAGTTTTAGAACCAAAATTGTAACGCGAGACCAATTAATCAGCCTCTATACAACTTACTTCATGCATGAAGATGAATTGAATAGAGAAGCAATTACATCAATATCTGGAACAACTGGAACCGCTTTTTATTCTGCTGGAAACGGCGGATATGGCGGAGGCAGCATTGGACTCTGGAAAATGTATAAAAACCGTGGTTTAAGTGACGATGCCATTAGACGCGAATTGCTTGACTCGGGATACACCCAAGCGCAAATAAATATTTTCCGCAATCAGGGGTCCGCCGCTGCGCTTCAATCCCCTGGTGGTGATGCAAATAGCGGTGCTGGCGGAGTAGGCGCTGGTGCTGGCGGAGCAGGCTCTGGTGGCCGTGGCGGTGGCGGCGGAACAGGTGGCAACAGGGGTATTGTTGACAACGGCCTATTTGAATACACTCCTGGTGTTGTTTCAAGCATACAGATTCAAAGAAGCCGCAACATATTTGCAGATAACGCAACATCAGACTTGATTTACAAGCAGGCAGATGACGCATCTGACTTCATGCTTGAGCCACAAATGTTTCAAATTTACGCAACAGCGTCAACCACTGGCGCAACAAACTACAGATATAACAGGTTTGTATTTGACCAAAAACCAAACGAAGTTCAATACGCTGGTCTCGGCGGAGAATGGGTAAGCGTTGATAGGAATGGTGGATTTTCATTTGTTGACTGGAAAAAATTCCAATTATTAACACTTTCTTTTTCTTTTGTAATAGCAAATGAAGATGATGGCTTATTGACTCATGTGGAAAAGAAAATTGAAACTCTGCGACGAATTGCGCAAACACCATACCCAGTCACTTTTTATAATTTTGACGACATGTTCACTTCTCAGTTTAGGTATGACACTGGGAACACTCCTCGTGGAGTTCAATTCGTAATAACAGATTTATCAATAACTGCGCAGAGAAGAAATTCTTTGATGCAAATAACCAGGGCTCAGGCGAATATAACATTGCAGGAATTCCCGATGGAAAAACAAGATTTGATATCCATGCCGAGGCTCGTTCACACGCCTCCGAATATTCCTGGACAACCATCTGTCACGACAGAACCGAGTCAGGCGCTAATTAGCGAAAATCTTTCAACTGGCTTTATTGACGAAAAATGGAAAAATCCACCTCCGACAGAACCAGTAGTGGAGCCATAATTTATGCCATCGGGTCCATCTAATTCAAGCATTTCAATTGAGGCAAACGATAACGCCCAGTTATCCTACGAGGACCTGCTTGCGAACGAACCAAGATACGAGTTGCAAGGCTCTGAACGACTTGTTCCATTGATTTTTATTTACCCAGAAAAATCATTTATAACAACCCTACATAACAACATTCTGTCATTAAAGGTGAGTTTTACACTTGATAGTGCGTCTGCTTTAACATTTGATGTCGTTGACCCAGGATTTGAAATGGCTCAAAGAAATTATTTTCAAGTGGGTCAAACTGTAATTTATAAAAGTCAAAACATACGGGATATGAATAGAGCATCAATTGGCGCAGCACCTCAATACTGGGGGTATCCATTTGAAATTGCTGATGTCACATATGAGCAATCAAATGGAGCATCTCCTGTAGTTAGGATTCAGGCTTACACCAAAGCAATACAACAGATGAAGCGTGATAGGAAGCCAGGAGTTATAACTGGTAAAAGTAGTTCATTTGTTGAAAATGCAGCACGAAAATACGGTCTGGATTTTGTCGGACAGCAGACTACAAAAACGGCGAACATTACAACCGCATCTGGAGATAAGCAGGCAGATTCAGTTTGGGATGTTATTAAAAGAATCGCTGGTGAAAACAAGTTCGTTGTATTTGAAGCGGACGGAACTTTGTATTTTGGGAGCCAAAAATGGTTGCTGCATAAATGGGGGCTGGAGGAGTACACGGTTCAAAAATGGCTACCTAAAAAAAGAATGAATGTTGACGAAACTAGATACCATTCATATTTGACATATCCGCAAACAGTCAACAACGAGACTGGTGGGTATTACGACACATTTAAGTTGTTGCAACTCCCAACTATGCACAAATCCGAAAACGACCCGCACGAAACAGACGGGTCGTGCATTGTTGAGAGAACCAATGGGGTAAGACTAAGGCCTGGAATGACCGCTTTTGTAGGCAATGTCCCATTCCTCAACGGTAACTACCTAATAACATCGGTTGACTATGAGGAGATGAGTCCTGACCCAGTCAGCGTCCAATTTAGAACGCCAGAATTGACCGATAAGGAAATCAAGCAGATTAAGCAAATTGATGTTGGTGTAATATATCCAGGGGCAATTGAGTTCCCAGCGTCATTCAACAACATTTCGCTTTCTGGCACATTTAATACCCCTGGTTCACAACAGCAAAATACCACTAGGCAGTAACTGGAGAAAATATGCAAAATGATATTCACCGTGGTAGAGCGGTTTCATACGCAGCAAACTTAAATGGCATATTTGTCGGAACGGTTGTTTCCGCATCAAGCGGCCTGCCATCAATCAAGGTCAGCGCGCTTGGAAATATTGTCTATAAAGATGTCCAGTTTGTTGGGCGAACGGAAACATATGCACTATCTGCTGGCGATGAGGTTTTGTGCACATTTGTAGACAATTCAACTGAAAGAATATTCATTATCGGCGCAGTCTCCAAGAAGCAAGATGTTTTTGTTAGTCAGGCAGACTTTGACGCACTTGAACTTCGCGTTCAAGCGCTAGAGACGCCATAAGGGCTGTGGGATAATTGGTTTGGTGAATTTATGGACATATTAAAATTTCCTTTATCTTTTGACAATGACGGAAGCATGTCAAAACTGCGCGAAAACTCAGATGGATTTTTCAAGCAGTTAATAAGTTTCTGCATTCTTACTGAACCAGCGTCTCTGCCGTTGACTCCAGATTTCGGTGTATATGACCCAACCTTTTCTAGAGTGTCTCCAGAAAAACTTGCTTTATCCGCTTCAAAATTTATTCCAGAAGTTCAAATCCAGTCGCTCGGTGGAACTATAAGTTCAAATGACGGAACAATTTCTGTCAAATTCGTTTACAACAGGTAGGAAAACAAATGCCAATTGATTTTACCCAATTTATTGACTTGCGGCCACTTGATGTCCAGCCTGCTGATATCTATTTGGACTCAATCGCAGTAGCGCGCACCGTTCTTCCAGATTTTTCTTTAAGAGTTGGCACCCCAGAAGATGCGATGTTCCAAGCAATTTCGTATATGACGGCACTGAATGTTGGCGCCATAAACAGAATCCCCAACTCTCTCATGATGGGCATTACCAAGATGATTGGTGCCCCAGTGCACGAAGGAACGAGAGCCACGCTTACCGCACAAATCACTGCCATTTCAACAAGCGGAACAACCATCCCTGCTGGGACCATCCTTGCGTACGAAGTAGTGCAAAACGACCAAGTCGTTCAGTACCTCTACTATACGGATGAAATACTGGTGATTGACGCTGTCGGAATTAATGACCCTCTTCCAAGCGGAACTGTGTCCTGCACATCAGTAACGATTGGTCTTGTCCCAGATATAAATACCGATGATGAATTAGTTGTTTTGTCTTATGACCAATCAATCTATTCAGCAAAATGCAGCGGCGATTTTGCAAACGGAACAAGCATGGAGTCAACTAACGACTTCCTATCTCGCGCAGTTACATATATTCAATCTCTATCTTCAGCAAATACGACAAAAAATCAATTACAAAGTTTTTTAGTTTCTGCTTACCCAGACTTGATTACGCGAGCAAAAGTCTATGATTTGACTGACCCAGGTGGAACTCTTGATGTAGACGAAACCGATGAGCCTGGGTATGCGACAATTTACGCATACGGTCCAAACAGATTGTTGACAACAGCAGAAAAGACCGAAATAAAAAATGACGCAGTTGCAAGGTCGGTTGCTGGAATAACATTGGATGTGCTTGACCCACCATTGCTTAATTTCTTTGTCAATGCAACCGTCCTGTATGACTCATCAGTCACATCGGCAGCATTGTCAAGCCAAATTACTGGCAACCTGATTGAGTTGTTCAACCCGCTTAACTCTCAGTATGTGGAAGAAAGACTGCGCTATAACACTGTTTTGAATGCAATTCAACTCAACTCTCAAGTAATCCATGTAACCGCTCTGTCTATTGGCTATACAAGAACGGCAACAATTACTGGGGCAAGCGTGAGCGGACCATCCGTAACATACACTGCAAATAATAATTTCAGCGTTGGGCAGACAGTTACCGTAACTGGGATTACACCATCTGGTTTGAACATTGCAAACAAAATAATTACCGCACGGAACGCCACAACATTTACGGTTGGGGCATCTGGTGGGGCAAGTGGTTCATACTCGTCTGGTGGAACAGCAACTGTTACATACTCTGGTTGGAGTGGTGCGGATGGCAACGACCTTCTTTACGACAAAAAAGGAAGTTTGCTGCAGTTGACCGAAGGAAACATTCTTCTAACACTTGAGGCCTATACAAATTAACATGGCATACAGTGAATTGACCACCAATCTGATTTCGCCACAAAATAGGCTGGAATCACGAATTGTCTCATCTGGCTCTATCGTTGAAACGAAGAGCCCGACTGGGTATGTTCATGACTGGGAGTTCACCAATGCCCAAGAAACGGTTGTGGCTGAAACATATATTCACCCACTTCAGTATTCGTTTGAAATACTCCCAATTGATGAAAATGAGCCAGTAGAAATTCAATTGAATCATTTTTCAGTTGACTCTACGACCGTTCAAGACTCATTGATTCAATTTCACGCTCGGTTTAAGTGTTCAAGAATTTTGACAATTGAAACAACGCTTATTGACGAGCACGGTGATGAAGTTATTCATTCAAACTCAACATTCGCTGGAAACTGGTCAACTGGCTGGTCTGGACAATTACGGGTATCAGAAAACGACCCTGCAGAATTTTCTGTTCACATCAGAATTCTTGGGCACAGCGGCTCCAAAATACATATGACGCTGCCAACGCTTGTTGACGATGTTTCTTTCTATAACAACCCGTTTGTTCAGAACGGGCGGCGTAACTTACCTACATTCATGTGGGATAAAGACAAAGAGCAGACATATCCACAATATCCTTTTTACAAGTTAATGCACGCTTTGACATATTACGCTGGGATAGCCAGCCAGATGTCGTCAAATTTTTACAGATTTAGCAAATCTGAAATCTCCGCAAAATTTGGAACCGACCCAGTGTGGGCAAACAGCATATTGGTTGATGCAGACTATGTTCATCAGGACTACGAGAAGTGGCTTGCTCAGTTTATTGGAGCAAAAATCATTAGAAGTATCACCGTTGATGGCGTAGAACTAATTGACGACCCAGATGCTTTTGCTACATGGCAACTAAATACTGCATACTTCGGCCGCGAGGCGGGCACGACTAAAGCGATTCGCGAAACTGTAAAACAAATTCTCACTGGGAACAAGGTCGTATACATAATCCCAGGTGGAACCTCGTTCGTGATAAATATCTACACCCTCACAAGCGAAACCCCTGGAGTAGCAGCCGTTGGCGATACAAGTGATGAAGTTCTGGCAATCGCCAATTTGACTCGTCCGCTTGGCTTTGAACTGCATCACGAAGTGTTTGACGAACTCCCACTACTTCTTGATGACCCAGACTACGGAATCCTTGATGAAGCGGTTCTTGGTTCAAGCGAGTTTGCTCCAGTATTCCTCCTTGGAAGCCTGAGTGCTGGTGTTCTTGATACAGCGGTACTTGCTTAGTGGTAAAATTGGTACTGGCGATAAGGAGCAATTATGAGCACTAAATTCGTTAAAGATGCAGTTGAACAGGCTGCAAAAACATTCATCACCGCCTATCTCGGAGCATGGATTGCTGCAGGGTCAGATTTTGACTCATTAGTTGACACCGCAACCCTCAAGGTTGGAGTTGTCGCTCTTGCGGCATCAATTGCAATGAGCATGGGATTGAAGAAAGTTGGACCAAACAAGGATTCCTCAAGCGTCTTGTAGTCATTCCTCCTGCCAGCAATGGCAGTATTGGCTTACAATTAGGGCGCTGGATATTTAGGAGCGCGCATCTATGCTTGCAGGAACTTACAACATAACTTGTCAGCAGGGGGCTACATTCACGCGCTTCATAACTATGAAGTACCCAGACCCCAACTCTCCACCGTCTGACCCTACTTATCTCCTTTACGACCTCACTGGCTACGAAGCCCGAATGCAGGTGCGCCGAACCGTTGACTCCTCGTCAGCACTAGTTTCATTGTCAACAGATGACGGAAGTATCGTCCTCGGCGGAGAAGACGGAACAATTGAAATCACTATTGCTGCCGAAGACACCGCCCTGCTGACAAGTTCTGGGGTATATGACCTTGAAATTATTTCTGACGCTGGTGTTGTGAGCCGCGTGCTACAGGGTGAGTGGCGCCTATCGCCAGAGGTCACGCGATGACAGTTACAAACTCCGTTCCAAATCAGGTAATCGTTCAAGAACCAGTTATAGATGTAAACATTGACGAAGAGGTCCCAAGTTTAATCACTATCTCTACGGTTGGTTCCGCGACAGTACGGCGACATGTCCACACCCAGGCATCTGCTTCGCAGGTCTGGACAATCAATCACACGCTTGGTGGGTATCCGTCTGTAATGGTCGTTGATTCAGCAAAAAGCGTTGTTGTCGGCGACATTTCATATGTAAGCAACACGCAAATTGTAGTAAACTTTAGTTCTGCGTTCTCTGGATATGCCTACCTCACTTAAGGATTACTTATGGCAATGAAATTTGTTACAAATCTTGATATCAATCAAAATCAACTTCTCAATGTAACTTTTGAAAAGGTTCCGACCGACCCGTCAAGTGGCAACTTTGAAGGTCGGATGATTTATAACACGGCCACGGACACCATCAAGGTCTACACGGGTAGTGCATGGAAGTCATTGCCACACACGCTTTCCGCAGGTGGCTCGCATACAGATGCCCTCACCATCACCGAGTCCAATGGAACGGTAACGCTGACCCTGAATCTTGCCGATACGGACAGCGCTGGTTTGCTCTCCAGCACTTTCTGGAACATGCTTAATGATGCAACATCGGATGCAACTGCAAGCAAATTAGTCAAAAGAGACGCAAACGGCAACGCCAAAGTCGCAACCCCAACAGACGCAGCGCATATTGCAACCAAGGGCTATGTTGACGCAGCCCGCCAGGGTCTTGATGTAAAGCAATCAGTTCGTGCTGCCACGACTGGTCCAATCACTATTGCAACAGGGCTTGAGGCTGGAGATACGCTTGATACGACAGTAACACTTGCTGCTGGCGACCGCGTTCTTGTTAAGAACCAGAGCACCGCATCGGAAAACGGTATCTATGTTGTTCAGAACACTGGAGCACCAGTTCGTGCAACAGATGCAAACGGCACTGCTGACACTGGAACGGTTTCTGGCGGAACATTTACATTTGTTGAAGAAGGAAGCGTAAACGCAGACAGCGGTTGGGTTGTTTCCACAAACGGTTCAATCACCGTAGGAACCGATGCCATGAACTGGGTTCAGTTCTCTGGTGCTGGTTCAATCGTTGCTGGTACTGGTCTATCCAAAGATGGAAACACACTTAATGTTGGTGGCACTGCCGACCGCATCACGGTAAACGCCGACACAGTTGATATTGCATCAACCTATGCTGGTCAAACATCAATTATCACGCTTGGAACCGTTACCACTGGTACATGGTCGGCAACCACCATTGCTGTCAACAAGGGCGGTACTGGCGCTACATCCTTTACGAGCAACGGAATCCTTTTTGGAAACTCCACAAGCGCAATTCAGGTAACTGCTGCTGGAACCCAGTATCAGGTTCTTCAGGCTGGTTCTGGTGGAACGCCAGAATTTGGAGCCGTAAACCTCTCGCAGTCCGCCGCCATCACTGGGACCCTCCCAATTGGCAATGGTGGTACTAACGCAACATCTGCTTCTGCGGCACGCACAAGCCTTGCTGCTGGTGGGACGCAGGGTTCTGGAGTAAGCACGCCAGCACTTGCTCGCAAAGTTACAAAAGCAGTTGGAAACGGCGCAGACACATCATTCACGATTGTTCACGCCTTCAACACTCGCGAAGTGATGATTCAGGTTTACGATTCAAGCAACTACGACACAGTAATTGCCGACACCGTAAGAACAGATGTTGATACGGTTACTGTTTCCTTCTCAACCGCTCCTTCATCTGGCGCATACACAGTCGTAGTTATCGGTTAATACATAGCACCTTGAGGGGTGTGACAAACATAAAGAGACAGTTGAGGCTGTATCAATGACAAGATTTGTAGGGACACCGCTACGCGGAACAGAGTTCTCAAGCGTAAGTGATGAGGCTATTTCAGCACGAGTTGGGTCTGATACTTACCCTAGAGTACGCATTGATGCAGGCGGCAGAATTACATGGGCATCTGGCTCAGCGACTGGGGATACAAATCTCTACCGTGATAGCGCGAATGTCCTCAAAACCGACGATGTATTTCAGGCACTTTCTGGAGTTGTCACCCTTGCCACAAATGGTGCGCCAACAGCATCGCTAGCAAATGGTGCAATTGCAATTGACACCACAAATCATGTTTTTTATTTCCGTTCAAATGATGCCTGGAATGAAGTCAATGCAAGCGGAGCAACATTAACCGTATCCGATGCGGTCCCAACAGAAGACTTAACAGAAGGCGACCTGTGGTACGAGTCTGATACTGGTAAAACATTTGTTTATTATGATGCTTTTTGGGTTGAAATTGGCAACAGCGGTAGTGGAGTTGTTGCCGACAGCATCACTGGCAACGCTGCTACCGCAACAAAATTGCAAACAGCAAGGAATATTGCCCTTACTGGAGATGTAACAGGAACTGTTTCATTTGATGGTTCCGCAAATGCATCAATAACCACAACAATACAGGCAAATAGCGTTGCCCTAGGGACTGATACCACGGGCAACTATGTATCTGATGTGTCGGCTGGAACTGGAATTTCTGTTTCGCATACACCTGGAGAGGGTTCAACAGCAACTATCTCAATTGAGTCAACCGCATGGACATCTTATACCCCAACAATTACTGCTGATGGTGGTGGTTTTGCGCTGAACAATGGAACCAGCAGCAATACTTGATGACTCTGTCGCTTGGTACGGAGGAATTGGTAACGGTAATTACACTGGCTCAACATCAAGTTTTGCAGTAATCATTCCTGGCACCAGTGCATCAGTAACAACATGGGCATCTGTTGGTAATGGTGGTCCATTTATTTGGGGTACTGCTGACAACATCACCATCTCAGGAAGTTATGAGGCTGCATAATGGCTATGAACTTTCCTAATTCACCAGCAACCAACGATACTTACACGGTTGGCTCAAATACATGGTCTTACGATGGTGAAAAATGGGTATTAGTTGCAACACCAATAGACATTGATGACCTTGGTGATGTTGTAATTACATCTGCAGCAAATGGCCAACTTCTTGAGTTTGATGGGAACAATTGGGTTAATGCGGTTCGCCCATCTAGCGAGCCAATAGGTCACGAAGATAAAACAGAGAGCACCATAGCATTTGATGAAAGTTCTAGAGAATTTTCTATTTCCCCTGTTGGTGCGTCATTTACTGTTTGGTGCACTGGAATTAGGTATGTTAAAACAACTACGCAAACAGTTCAAATACCAGATACATCTGGTCTTTACTACATTTATTTTAACTCATCTGGGACATTGGCTTACAGAACTTCGTTTTTTGACTGGGAAAACGATACGCCAACTGCATATATCTACTGGAATGAAGTAGATAACAAAGCATACTTTTTTGCCGACGAGCGCCACGGTGTAACTCTTGATTGGGCGACTCATGAATACTTGCATAGAACACGCGGAGCAGCGATTGCAAACGGTTTTGGCGTAAGCAGTTATTCAATTGATGGTGATGGTTCTTCTGACGACCATGCAAAATTTGACCTTGCTGGTGGAACATTTTTTGATGAAGATTTACAAGTGGATATTTCTCATTCCAATACGCCAACGGCAAACACATGGGAACAGATTCTTGAAGGCAATGCTGAAATCCCTGTCTTCTATCGCTTGAACAATCACTGGAAAAAAGATAGTGCAACAGAATTTGCATTCAAGCAGGGAACATCGCGCCCTCAATTCAACTTGTTCAGTTCACCAAACTGGTCAACAACAGATATTGACAATAATAAGTTTGCTATCTCTTGGATTATTGCAACAAATAACTTAAACGAACCAGTCATTGCAATCATGGGGCAGGCTTCATACAACACTATTGGTGAAGCGGAAGCGGCTTTGTGGGAAGGACTCAATCTTGACGGATTTCCAATTGTTGAATTCCGTCCATTGCATAAGGTTGTATTCCAAGGAACTGACTCATTTACAAACTCCGTAAATGCTGCTATTCGCGGTATTTATGATTTGCGCCGAATACATTCCAACGGAAGCACGGTCCCATCAACGCCAGTGTCCGACCATGGGTCAATGACTGGTCTTTCAGATGATGACCACACTCAGTACCTAACCGATACCCGCCATAACGCCCTTGACCATTCAACGGCAATGGGAACAGTGGTCCTGGATGACATCGACGATGTTGCAGAAGGAACAACAAACATCTATTTCACTGACTCAAGAGCACGAACTGCGCTTTTGGCAGACAATAACGGAACATCAAGCGGAATAAGACTTATTGCACCGAATACTGGAACTGTTGAGTTAATAAGTCACGAAGCAACCAGGTTCGTAAGAGTAACTTCAAACGCTGCAACAGGTGGCGGGAAAATAGAAATAGCGGGCTCGGCCCAAGTTATTGCTGCTCCTTCAATTGCCGACCCAGGTGACTTGAGCGTTGCTGGAAGTGTCATCGTTGGCGGTGCGGTTGTTTTTGAAGGCGCAACTGCAAATGATTATGAAACAATCGTGCAAGTCGTGGACCCGACTGCAGACAGAACAATTACGCTTCCAAACGCAAGCGGAACTGTAGCGCTCAGTGGTTCAATCGCACTGGGAACTGACACGACTGGTGGATATGTTGCTTCGCTGGTTGAGGGAGCGGGAATAACGCTTACAAATAACAGCGGCCTAGAAGGTGCAACACCGACAATTGCATTAAGAAGCAATGTTGTTACATCTACTGGAACATTCAACTCAGTAACCGTTGATACATATGGTCGCGTTACAAACGGTTCAACCGTACCAGTAGTGACGACAGCCGATACTGGAACAGTAACCAGCGCGATGATTCAAAATGGAACCATTGTTGACGAAGACATTAGTTCTAGTGCGGCAATTGCTTTGTCCAAACTCACAACATCTGGTGCAACAACTGGTGACTTGATTTCCTTTAATGGAACTACCTGGACAACATCTGCCCCAGTTTCTAGCAGCAGCATTACTGTTTCAGACACTGCTCCTTCTCCAGCAGAACAAGGCGACCTTTGGTACAACTCGCTGACCCTTGATGCTTACATCTATTACTCGTCAGCATGGGTCCAATTGTTCAACGACGACCCATTGGTGACAGACCTGCGAGATTTGACCGATGTGCTCATTGACGGAGAGACATATGGCCAAGTGCTCTCGTATAACGGCACAGAATGGGCTAACACATCTTTGGTTGGCATTTCTGCTTCTTCAGCATCAAATTACACCCTCGTGTTGACGGACATGAATAAAACAATTGAGCGAGATTCCTCTTCGGCCAATACCGTTACAATTCCATTGAACTCTTCGGTTCAATTCCCAATCGGAACAAAAATATCGGTTTATCAGTACGGAACTGGCAAAACGCAAATTATTGGTGATGCTGGGGTCACTGTTCGCTCAAACCCTGGTTTCTATCTGTCGGCCCGATACTCCGTTGCCACGCTGGTAAAACGAGCCGCTGACGAGTGGATACTATTCGGCGACCTGAGCGCATCGTAGGAGAATCATGGCTATTTCATTTCCAGCATCACCATCAACAAATGACCAATTTTTCATTGTCGGCAAACTCTTCGTATGGAGTGGTACCACATGGAGTAGACGCAATTTATATGCGATAATTGACGGTGGATTGTCGTCAACAGCGGTTTCTGGCGATATCAACACAGTAGATGGAGGCGATGCCTAATGGCTTACAAGAAGATACTTTTCCGTCGCGATACGGCGGCTAACTGGACATCCGCTAACCCCACCCTGTCCAGCGGCGAAGTTGGATTTGAGACAAATACTGGCAAGTTCAAGATTGGTGACGGCACAACCGCATGGACCTCGCTCGCCTACACCGTCGGACAGAGAGTCGGAACAACAGATAATGTCACTTTCAATAATCTCGTAGTTTCTGGCGACCTTACTGTAAGTGGCAATACGACCACTCTCAACACGGCAACACTGTCGGTTGAGGACAATATTGTCATTCTTAACTCTGGCGTAACTGGCTCCCCATCTTTGAACTCTGGAATAGAAGTTGAGCGCGGCGATTCAACAAATGTTGTTTTGCGTTGGAATGAATCAACCGATAAGTGGCAAGTAACAGAAAACGGAACCGATTACTACGACATCATCAATGCCACATCCCTTGAGGCGCGACTTGGCGAAGAGCACTGGCACAAGACTGCCCGACTTGCTACAGCAGCCGCATTGCCAAACACGCCGTCATACACCGCTGGCACCCTTGACTTAGACGGCGGATATGGAATTGGCGCAACGCTTGAGTCATCATCAAATGCGCGACTTGTGATTGATGGAACAAATGCAAATACCACAGACCGTGTTCTTGTAAAAAATCAAGCAAACGCCGCCCACAATGGTGTTTACGATGTAACCGCACAAGGTAGCGCTGGCTCACACTGGATTCTGACTCGCGCTAGCGACATGAACGGTTCTCACGCAGGACAAATAAAAGTCGGCGAATCAGTTGGTGTTCGTGAGGGAACAAATAACTACTATCAGCAATTTTCAGTATCAACAACTGGTACTGGCACGGGTGGCGCGCACATCATTGGAACTGACGACATCACATTCGTCCAATACAGTGGAACTGCGTCTTTCAACCCTGGTAACGGATTAACGGTTACTGGAAATACACTGAATGTTGCAACCGCTGACGCTGGACGAATTTTTGTTGGTGCTGACAGCATTGACCTTGCGACAATAAATCAATCAGATAACTCTGGTTCTGCTGGTCTTGCTTTTGTCTCGGCAATATCGCGAGACGGTTACGGCCGTGTGCTTGGTGTAACGACAAGCAATGTTGAATTAACCCTTGGGACGAATACAACTGGTTCATATGTTGCCTCTTTGGTTGAAGGGACTGGCGTAACCATCACCAACAACAGCGGGGAGGGAACCACCCCAGCAATTGCTATTGGGCAGGCTGTTGGGACTACATCAAATGTAACTTTTGCAACAGTGACCGCAAACCTGACTGGTGAAGTTACAGGAAATGCAAGCACAGCAACAAAATTGCAAACAGCCAGAAACATTGCTGGTCAGGCATTTGATGGAACTGCATCAATTAACATTGCTCCAACGGACTTAACTGGAGTCACCTCAACTGCTGCAGAATTGAATATTCTTGATGGTGCTACGCTTTCAACAACTGAACTCAATTATGTTGATGGTGTTACATCTGCTATTCAAACGCAGTTAGATAGCAAGGCAAGTTCGGCTGCCTCACCAGTCATAACTCTTGCTGGAGACTTGACTGGAACCGTAACACTGACCAACCTTGGCAATGGAACACTTACCGCAACTATTGCTTCAAACTCTGTTGCCCTTGGAACCGATACAAGTGGAGATTATGTTGCCTCGCTTGTTGCTGGAACGGGAGTAACGCTCACAAATAACTCTGGTGAAGGAGCGACGCCAACGGTTGCAATTGGCCAGGCAGTTGGAACAGCGTCAGAAGTGACATTCGCGAAAGTAACAACAACTGGGAATGTTGTTGTTGGCGGAAACCTTCAGGTAACTGGAACGACAACAACCGTTAACCAAGAGAGCCTCGCAATTGAAGACCCGTTGATTTACCTCAACGATGGAAGCACCGTATCCAACCCAGACCTTGGTTTTGCGGGCAACTATAACGACGGCACATACCGACATGCTGGTCTTTTTGCAGACGCATCAGATGGGCAAAAGTTTAAGTTCTTTAAAGGTTTGACCGTTGAGCCGACAAACCCAATCAACACTGCACACGCCTCATACGCTGCGGCAGATGTTGTAGCAAACACCTTCCAAAGCACAGTTGCAACTGGGACTGCCCCATTTACCGTAGCCTCTACAACGGTTGTAACAAACCTAAATGCCGACTTCCTTGATGGTCAAAGTATTGCATACTTTGCGCCAATCAATAGTCCAACATTCACGGGTACCGTGACACTCCCAAACCAGACCGTGACGGCAGCGATGATTGCCGACAACACTATTGTTGACGCAGAAATTAGCAGTAGTGCAAACATTGCCATATCAAAATTGGCAGATGTAGTGACTAATGCCCAGACAGCAAATTACACGCTCGTGTTAAGCGATAGGTCAAAAATTGTTGAAATGGGCGTTGGTTCAGCAAACACCCTTACCGTGCCGCCAGCATCATCGGTCAACTTTCCAACTGGAACACAAATAAATGTGCTCCAAACAGGCTCTGGGCAGACTACAATAACCGCAGGCGCTGGAGTCACGATTAACGGTACTCCAGGGTTAAAAGTTCGCGCTCAATGGTCGTATGTTACGCTAATCAAGCGGGCATCAGATACATGGGTTGCTGTAGGAGACCTTTCGGCATAATTTATGGGAGCACAAAATCAATCACTTGATAGTGGTGGTAAAAAGCCAACCACTCCGACCATTGGCACTCCAACATTCAATAACACGAATGGCCATGTCTCTGTTCCATTTACTGCTTCAACATATACTGGTAAGAGCACCATCACATATACGGTCACATCAAGTGGTGGACAAACAGTAACTGGTGCCTCTCCAGCCGTATTCACCACGCTGAATGCGGGAACCGCATACACATTTACCGTTCGCGCAACTGCTGGGAATGGAGTTCTTTCTGATGTTTCTGCCACTTCAAGTTCTGTAACACCAGGAATTAGGCCATCTGCGCCAACCATTGGAACAGCAACTGCTGGAAACGCTCAGGCAACTGTTACATATACCGCTGGGTCAGTTGGGTCTGGCGGAGTTACATACACAGCAATTTCAAGTCCTGGAAGCGTCACTGGAACTGGTGGTTCGCCAATTACTGTGACTGGACTAACAAACGGAACTGCTTATACATTTATTGTTAGGGCTTCCAATGTTTATGGCTCTGCTGATTCTGCTTCATCAAACTCAGTAACACCAGTTGCTCCTCCGTATTTCCCACCGTTCTTCCCTCCGTTCTTTCCACCGTATTTCCCACCGTTCTTCCCGCCGTTCTTCCCGCCGTTCTTCCCGCCGTTTTTCCCGCCGTTTTTCCCGCCTGCATTCAAGTAGTTAACTGCGATAAAATCGCTTTAATTATTACAAAGAGGGCTTATGCAGCGAAAAACAACAAGTCTTACAATTATCCCAAATTTCATTTCGGACGCTGACGCTAAAGACATTGTTGATTTAGCAATAAAATCAGATGACAAATTTAATTTTGAGATAACCAAAGACGGAAAGCAAATATCCACAGCAGATAACGCTGTTGGGAAAATGGGATGGGAAGAAGCGCCGACCAAACTCCGCAATGGGTCGCCTTATTATGTTCCGTCTTTTTCCGAAAACCCAAAACCAACTAAAAATAATGGTTTCACAATAAACTATCGCGAAGACACGGAACTATGGGCGCTAACCGACAGGCATGTCGCTTTAGTTGCAAAACAAATAAGCACTATGTTTGACATAGAAGAACTTGAACTTATGGCGACAATATTCCGCCGTGGCAAAACTGGAGCAACAATGCCGCCACATCAGGACGGTCCTGTGTTGAATGGTAATCAACTAGTAAATATTGACTTCAGTTGTTTTATGTTTTTAAATGAAGATTTTGAAGGTGGTTCTATACATTTTGAGGAACTAGGAGTTTCGTGGCAACCAATCTGTGGTTCTGCGGTTATTTTAAGCAATACCTCAACGAAGTCAATGGTGCATGAAATTAAGCCAGTAACAAAAGGGGAGAGATTTTCCATAAATGCTTTCTTCAGGATTCTGTAATCGGATAAGATTCAACAATGACCTCCCCGTGGAAAGTTCCGCCTGGATATTTTGGCACATCAAAAGACAACATTTTAATTCTTGATAATTTCATTGAATTAAATGACCTAAACAAAATTTATAGTTTTGCCACCTCAATAACAGAATGGGAAAATCCTGCATCAGAAAATCAATACGATGAAAATGGCGTATGCACATACAACGCCAAGTACTGGAATGACCGTCAGTGCCCAGCGCACTTGATAGAAAAACACAGCCAGGAAGTCCATGACTTGATTGACTTCTACATCGTTAAATTACAAAAATATGCAGAAAATTTTTACAAAGTTAAACTTAGCAAACGAAGTCCTGTAATAGTTAGATGGTTTCATGGGCTTGAACAGCGCCCACACGCCGATAAGCAAATGCTTGATGGCTCACCCAACCCGTTTACCGACTACGACCTAAATGCACTGTTTTACTATAATGACAATTTTGATGGCGGAGAACTGTATTACCCAGACCACGACATTATTGTCAAACCTCGCCCTGGACTTGCCGTCATGCACCCAGGAGATATTCACTATCTGCACGGTGTAAAAAGGATTGTCGGTGCGGATAGATTTACTACGCCCGCTTTTTATACGGTTGAAGAGTTTCTTTAGGAGCAGCAATGAATTTTGAATATATCGGTGACAGAAAGTATGGAATCATTGCGTACCGCAACGCTTTAGGGAAAGAACTGCGCCTACCAGAAAGACTGGAAGAGACTATCGGCAATAGCACGCAACCACCATTTATGTGGATGGACGCACTAGTTGGGTTTGGACAAAAAATGCCACAGTACAGAGACTGCGTTGATTGCAAAATAGGCAACACTCATATTGAAAATTTGCCGCCACAGTTTTCCGAAATGAAGAACATCTACGAAGACACCAAAAAGGGCCTAATACCCTGCCTCCAGGATTATCAAAGCAAATATAACATTTCTATGAATTTCATGGAAGCAATCAATTATGTTCGCTACAAAGAGAACCAGCACTTCAATGTGCATAGCGACCATGGGTTTTCATACATATGCACAGTCTCATCTGTCATGTATTTGAACGACGACTATGACGGCGGCGAGTTGTGGTTTCCGTATTTTGAAATGTCGTTCAAGCCGCAGTATGGAGACATTTTACTATTCCCTTCAACATTTATTTACGCACACGCATCAAAGCCAGTTACCAGGGGAACAAAGTATGCTGCAGTAACTATGTTTGACTACAACGATGCATTCCATGATTTTTCAAAAGAAATTCCATACAATGCCGCGCCTAATTATTAAAAAAAGTTCTCATGATTTGCCAATTGTAAAACAGTCTCGCATTAAGCGAGATTGGATGGACGCTACGCACAACAAACATGCGTATCAGTGCTTGCCGATGACATACGCGAATGTGTACGGTTGGGAACTTTGTCTACCGCATGATGTAGTCGTTGAATGGGACGGAACACACAACCCAGTTAAGGTTTTGTCTGGCGGAGAATTTAATGGCTTAACAGTCGCTAGTGGGAACATCTCTGGCATGGTCACATTTAGGACAAATTGCGCGTTTCAGACAGAATCTGGGTATGACCTATGGATTGGTGGCTCGCCTAATTACTTTGTAAATGGCGCTGAACCTTTATCGGCGATAATCCCAAGTAGTTGGTGGCCAGACCCATTTGATATGAACTGGAAAATAAACAAAATTAATGAACCAGTAGTTTTTGAGTCTGGAAGCCCATTTATGTTTTTTTATATTTTTGATAACTCCCTGCTCCAGAACACAGAGGTTGAATTTTCTGTTTTGTACGAAGACCGCGAATTCGTTGAAAAACGCAAAAAATACAACGAAATGAAAATGAAGAATCAAGCAGAAAATCCATGGACATGGACAAAGGGCATAAAAACTGGGCTGGACGCTGATGGCAACAGAATAGGTCCAGAATTTACTGGTTTACCAAAATTGCAAGAACCGCATGGATGAGTTCATAACCCTTCTTGCCGTACATGCCCATATTGGCAGAATTGACGGTATTGATTACAAAACCGTAACAGCAGAGGTGCTGGAACAGAACCTTGTATTCGCAAAAGGATATGGTTTTCGCGTATATCCAAACTCGCCAGAGTGCCGTAAATTAAGCGATTCAATTGAGTTGCTGGCCAACAAGGTCTTGCCAGTGCCATCCGTTATCAATGACATATGGGCTGTATCAACAAATAAAGGGGAATCAGTCTCCTACCATTCCCACCACTCAAACACGCATATGCAGCCGCAAGAGTATTGGAGTGGGGTGATTTACACATCGTCAGACGACGATTCAGCAGAGTTGGTATTTCACTCTTTTGGATATAACAGGATTGAGTCAATGACACGGATAAAGCCAGAAATTGGCAAAGTAGTGTTTTTCAATTCTTTTGTTCCACATTTTACGACTATGCACCAATCAGGTATCCCAAGAGTTGCTGTAAGTTTCAATCTAAAACCACAAAATCCAACTACTGTTGAAATACCAAATATGGATGTTTACAGAGGAATAAATGAGTGACTTTGCTAAAAAACAAGCAGTTGCATATCTTGAGCGCTCAATATCAACCCTTTCAAAAATACTTGGAGTTGATGCTTTTTCCTTGACTCACATACCAGTTGATGAATCATCTGCGCTATATGACTCGTATTTTTGCTTAATGAACGAAGTTGCTGCATACAAAAAGTTGGTGGGCAATGCAGATTGAGCCAATAATTGGAATTGACCCAGTTGATTTCAAATCTCGCGACACGCTAACAGTTAACTGGGACAAGCAGAATGAATCGTGGGTTGTTGACGGACAGCAGTCACATTGCCATTTGTACGGCGGTCCAGTCGGTCCGCTTCCAGTTGGCAACCGTATTTCATGGGATTCACCGCAGGACATTTCAAGACAAGACCCGTTATCAAGGTATAACGCCGACTTGGATTTAGAATTCAATAAGGCCGAGTTTGTTGCGTATATGTATATTTTGGGTTTTTCTGATGAAGAAATTAGTCTCCTAACGATAGATGAAATAGTTGAAAAAATACGGAATGTATACAGGTACAAGCACGGAACCCCATCAGACACGGCAAGCCAAACATTTATAAAGCGTAAAAATATTGCATTATTGCGAGGTGTTCGCAGAGCGCACCATAAAATTCAGGTGATTGAAAATGGAGCCTAATTACAACCTGGCACACCTGGCTGACATATTTTCTAACACCCAGAGCCACAAAGATGATTTTCCAGGAAAATATTATGGACATTCATCAAAACTCATGGCCGAGTTTGTTTCTGTGATTGATTTTGACAAGAGGAATGTAGCGACTGGCGGTGTTGACCTAGCGATATTTCCGTGGGAAATGTTTGAGGAAACAAATGAAAGGACATTTAGGACCTACACCATCTCTCAAATATTTCAAGATTTAATCTACGCTTTGAAAAGTCCATCAAGCGTACTCATATGCGGACCAGATTATTCAAGCACAAGAGTTGTCCAGTGTTGCGAAAACAACATCAAAACCACGCTGCTCAACAATATATCTTTGAGAAACTTTGAAAAATGTTTTACTTCAATAAATGAGAGATTTTCAAAACTGGAATATGAAGTCATATCAATGCAAGATGTCACCGAAGGGTGTAGCAAGAAATTTGATTTAATTGAGATTTGGGCAAACCAACTTGACATGCCACTATCTAACCCAGATTATTTCCTTAGGATGTTGACAGATGGTGGGTTGATGCTCATAAACGGCACATCTGATTGGGCATTTCTGTATGACAATGACATGTACGGACACCCAATGCACGACCTGCATGAAGAACTTAAAAACAACAGTTCGGTTTCAGTATTTCATATTCCACTTCATTACGGATTTACATTGGTTATAAAGAAATGAAAGTAATTGACAATTTTATTACAAATGAATCGCTGCTAGAAGAAATCCGAAACGATGAGAATTTCTTTCCGCAGACAATGGGTGATGAGCAAAAGGTGAATTATTCAATACACCAATATCATGACCAAGATTCAAAACATTATTCCCCATATATGTTTTGGGACGGTTGGTGGAGGTCTCCAGCAAATACACTCAAGAAGCGAGTAATACAGGAAATATGGAAAGACAATTTGCCCCTCCCGTATGACCAGATATGCGGTTTTGAGTATTGGGCAAAAACATTTAAGCCAGGACAGTATCTAGGCTTGCATATTGATGAAGATTCTCACCTTTATAAAGAAAGTCAAATATTTAATGGGCCAACTATTGGTTGCGTTTACTACCCCGACCACGAGTCAATAGATGGTGGATTTTTGGAGTTGCATGAATTTTTGCTTGAAGACGGAAGCAAATCACAACTTGAGCGAGGGGTGCTTGAATCAATGGCTTCCCCCATTGAGAAACGGGAGAGGATTGCTTTTAAGCCAAACAGGTTGATTGTGTTTGACGCTGGGCACATCCTTCACAACACCACCCCAACGGAAAGCGGTACTCGCAGGGTGCTGGTGGTAAATGTCTGGTCTGAGGACAAAAAGCCACTAGGATTGCAGAACAACGGGTTTTATTTGGAGAAATAAGTGAACATTGACTACAACATAGAGCACAAAAGATACGCCCATAGTTTCATCGTAACGGTCAATACTCCGTTTGGGGACGAGGACTACCTGCTACTTGTAGATGATGTGTCCAATGAAGCAGAAATATCAACAAATAGAGGGAGTGTGAAATTCGCTTCATACTCTTTGACCGACTCGTCATTTAGTGCGGATTTTAAAATTGATACTCCAATGACAGCATCTGTTTCGCTTGAATTTGGCAAAGATAGCAATTCTGATTTATTTTTTGGGACAGTAAGCGTGGGTGAGTTTGTTAAAACAACCCTTACAGCAAAGAGGCACCAATGAGTTTTGCGTATGACATGAACATATCCTCCCTTACTGGTGAGGAAAACCTGCTTGAATCCGTAAAGGGGAAAATTGCTCTGTTTGTGAATATTTCCTCCAAGTGTGGGTACGAGCCACAATGCAGCAGATTTTGGTCGCACGCGAGAACATCTCGCCAATTATGGGAATTACAGAAAGTGCACGACGAATTTAAAGATAGGGGATTTACCGTAGTCGGCTTCCCGTGCAACCAATTCGGCGGAATGGAGCCAGGAAGCAATGAAGAGATTGCTGCGTTTATTGCTGAAAATTATCCGTTTGTAACATTTCCAATCACGGAAAAGATTGATGTAAACGGACCAAATGAGCACCCAATTTACACATACCTTAAAGGTCCAGAGTTGCGTAATTCAAGCGACAACCTTGCCGACACATCGGACTCTGCACAGCGAGGTCAGAACAAGGCAATGCAAGCGATGATGCGCATTCCACATAATTGGGAGAAATTTTTGCTAAGTCGCGACGGCGTATTCATTTCTCGCTTTAACTGGCAAGATTGGCCACTGGCAGATAAGCCACTTGTCCATGGAGCAGCCTGGACAATCAGGGAAGCAATAGACGCGGTTTTGTAAGATGGATATTGAGAATCTCGGCGGAGGAGTTCTCGTCTTTAGGAATGTGGTTGAAGTGGACCACGACTTCATAATTCCATATTTGGCAGAACTTCACGAAAAAGTTGTAGAACAAGATTTTACAATCATCCACGATGAAAGCGGCAATGCTCTACATGCCATAAATCGTTCTGGACATAGATACCCATTAGAGGATATTTATCGTGTTAACAGAATTACTGGATTTGCCCCAGACGACAGAACAGATGAAAAGCATATATTTTTTGATAAATGCGAAGATGCCGTATATTCATGTTTAATTAGATATGTAGAGCATTTCCCAATGATTCTTCCGTCTCTATGGTGGAGAACGCACGGCCATGTTGTCGCTTACAGGAGTGGTTCGGACATGGGTTTTCACTCAGATAACGATGTCAATTATCAACCTGGAGCGGTGCCAGACATGCAAGTCGCTACAAGGCATGTTGTCGGCTCAATATTGTACTTAAATGACTCCGCTAACTCTTCTGAAGAATGCGGTGATTACGAATATGTTGGTGGGGAACTTGAGTTCCCTTATCTTGGCATTTGCTACAAGCCAAAGTCTGGTGACATCATTATGTTTCCGTCAAATTACATGGGTACGCATAGGGTAAAAGAACTTCATAGTGGTTCAAGGTATGCATACATATCATATTTTTCGCATGGCTCCGAGGATGTGAAGAGGGGTATTTGTCCATCCGATTCTGGCGCACTTAAACTAAAGTCATCTCAAGTTTGGATACCAGAAGTTTTTGACGACTATTCCACTTATATAAATAGCAAATACAACTCCGATTCTGATAAATATAAAATGCTAACATTGCCATTAAATCGCATAAACAACAGCAGTGGTACCACTCAAGAATTAATCCAGGAAAGAAACAAAGATGATTTACAATGATGTCGCTCCCGAGCACCTCGGCGGCGGTGTAATCGTATTCAGAGATGCGATAACATTTGATTTTGACTGGGCATGCGAATTTGCAGAAAATGCAGTATCGGCTGAACGCAACGACATGTACAAAGAGGCAATTGACCCAGAGTCGGGCAGGCCTGGATTTTTAAATAAAAGTGGATATTTTTTTGATTATGAAGACACGATGAATATGCCTCGTCGCGGTGCTTCAATACACAGAAGCGAGCAGGCAGATGTTATTGAGTTTTTAAAATTTCTTGAAAATTCTCGCGATAAGTATCTGCTTAAGTATCTAGTTGAGTTTCCACTGGCTTACAAAAATATCTGGTGGAAGGTAAAAGGCCATCTGGTTGCATACTCAATAGAGCATGGAGGCCGCCTACTGGGTCCCCACTCAGATACGAGTGCCGACTATTCATACGGTTTTGGCGAGCCGACAGACCAACTAGCAACCAGGAATACGCTTACTGCACTTATTTACTTTAATAACGGTTTTTCTGGTGGTGCGCATTACTTTAATTATCTAGATATCCGCTACACGCCAAATCCTGGCGATATTTTAATGTTCCCGTCAAATTTTATGGCTGCGCATGAGATTGAACCAATAACTGCAGGAAACAGGTACACATATCTAGGCTGGTACGCGCACGGTTCACCCAATCCTGCAGTAAACGAATTCATTGCTGACCCAATCACTCAGCCAGAACTTGCTGCAGTTTCAACCAATGTGTATCTCCCCACATTGCGTGAAGACTTTAGAAACCATCTAATCAACTGCGGTGTTGACAAAAGTTCTCCAGCGTGGCATTTAGTAGAAAGTATGCACTCATGATTAGGTATCACCTTGGGTGCGGAATTGTTCTGATTCGTGGACTTATTGGCGCTGATGAAATTGAAACTTACGACATTTCGTTGATAGAACAGAACATAACCCCACAAGGCTTCACTAAAAAAGATGGCAAACTTTATACCGCTGGTGGATATGAGTACAACGAAGAGATTGATTCAAAAACATATCCTGTGCGATATGCTGAAAACATAGATTCTCTTGAATTTACAAAAATCATTTCTGAAAAAATTTATCAATCAGTTGTTGATTATTGCAAAGTTTTCCCTGCGGTTGTTGAATGCATAACCGAACATAAACAACTCCACTACATAAAGTATGCCCAAAATACTGGGATGGGACCACATTCAGATTGCTCAGCATCCTACAAGAACAACTCTGTTGAGTTAATTTCGTCTTCTGCAATTGATAATACTCTGAGCACTTCAATTGTCTTGAATAGTGATTTCACTGGTGGCAAATTTAGATTTACCGTTATTGATGAGGAACTTGACCTTCGCGCTGGTGACGCTCTGATTTATCCTTCAAATTTTGTTGGTAGCCATGAAGTTAAACAAATTACATCTGGAACAAGATGGGCTTTTTTGTCTTTCTTTTCACATGCGCGCTCACATTTTGATGGGCAAGATGATTTGGACAAAAAGAATTTGTGGTTAAAAAAATTTCGTTCAGACATTGGTGTAGAGGATACAAAAGTTGCTAATAACTTTCAGAAAAAAGTAGAAGTTGGTGAATTATGATTATCACACACATGGGTAACGCCATAGTCAAATTTGATAATGCATTTACTGTTGACCCAGAATATTTTAAGAAATTCACAAATAGCCTAGAATCAACCATTGACAATGGTGATTCAAATAAACAAATTGAAAATACCCGCACAGAAGGTGGGTATGAAATACCACGGGAACATGCAAACGAATCACCAATCAGATACACAAATCTGCATTCACTAAATGAAGAAAACGCAAACTTTTTAAAATATCTGCAAGACTCAATTCATAAATGCATGGTTGAATATTGCAAAATTTTTCCAGTAGTCGTAGAAAATGTCAGATGGGTTACTAATGGGTATGTAATCAAATACGAAAATGGACAATGTATTGGCCCACACTCTGATTGCAATATCGCATACGCGGATGATGGCGTAACAATTTTGAACAGTATCCCCATTTACAATATTCTGACTGCTGGAGCATTTTTGAATGACGACTTTGAAGGTGGACAGATATCATGGCGAATATGGGGAATAAATAGCAAGCCAAAAGTTGGTTCGGTTTTTATATACCCATCGTCTTTTGTCGGATGCCATGAGGTCGCCCCAGTTACACAGGGGACAAGGTACGCCTATCTCAGGTGGTATGGACACGGCGAACCTGAATTTAATCCAGCGGAAAGTGTGATGCACTTGCTTGAAGACATCAAAGCCAAGAACACTCAACAGAAATTTGTTCCAGTTGGGGTTATTTCCAATTAAACAATCGGATGGTAACTTTGCCAATTCGCATAATCCATGCTGTTCCATTTTTCAACAACCCAAAATGTGCTTGTTACGAGGCGATTGCCAGATGTTATTTGTTTCACTCCATGGCCAAAATTTGCCCCAGACGGGAATATCAATAGCGTCCCAGCCTTTGGTTTGAACTCAATGCCATATTGATAAAAATATATTTCTCCACCCTCGTACGAGTCGTTGAAATAGAGAACATTGCTTAGGTCGCGCCAGGATTCGCACACCTTGTCCGCATGAGGGTTGAGTAATGTTCCTGGCGTGTAACGAGAAATACTTGAAATTTCCGAATAACCAGAATTGATGTTTCCTTGTCCGCATGAGGGTTGAGTAATGTTCCTGGCGTGTAACGAGAAATACTTGAAATTTCCGAATAACCAGAATTGATGTTTATTTTACAGTCGTATGTTTCCTCTAAAAGTTTACATATTTTGTCCCTATATGAACGAAGAATCTTGGTTATTTCGGTTTCGTAATTTTTTACAACGGTCGGTATGTAATCAATGAGGATTAATGGATTTGATTCAATGTGTTCAGCGGTTAGACAAAATTCATTTATTTTAACCAAATCTTCTTCAGAAATAAAATTCTCATGAACATGAATGTGTTTTTTGTCCTCGGAATTTATTCTTACTTCTTCCCATCCGTCGTAGATGTAGTTGTCCATATTTTTCATAAAGCAATTGTTTCTACTTCAGATTTACCAATTTCAATCTTGTCGTAAATTCTCTGGCTGCGAGCAAATCCACCCATAACAGAATGAGCAACGCATCTGTTGTCCCAGACAACAAGGTCGTTTTCTGACCAACTAACTTCAATCTGATTATCTGGCATATCAAATATGTTCAATAAACTCAATTTGTAGGCATTCCATTTATCGTAATCTTTTCCAATCGTATTTTGCCCATTGTAGAAAATAGAAAGGTTTTTTGTTACTGGATGGACCCTTATTGATGGATGCGCATATTCTGGTTTTCTGTATGCTGGAAACTCATTACTGTCGGCATTCCATCCTGGAGACTTTATTCTATAAATAAAATCTATGTGTTCCTTTTCAAGACAATCATATGCGCGCTCTAGGTCAACAAACCGTGTATTGCCGCCCTCTGGGGACGGAGTTCTCATGTGCATGCAACTTATATCAACAACATGCTCTTCCCATGAACCATCAACATGCCATCTATCAACGCCCCATCTAGAAAAATATTCATTGCTTGATGGCAAGGGCTTTTTGTTTGATTCAAAAAAATCAAAAAGTGGCTCGCTTGAACGACCAGCATCAATCATCAAATAATTATGATTACTATGAATTTTTTTTAAAAATTCAATTACATCTGGCACAGAAATATCCGCATTTTTGAAAATTAAAACTTTTCTTAAAACCAAATCATTTTTGATTGATTCAATATTTCGTTCAATTGAGTTAACATCAAAATTTATATAGGTTTTACCAAATATTGGGCCGCTCATGACATCAGTCTTTCGCAATTTCTTTTGCAGTATGGGTTCCCCCGTATTGCGTCACGCATCTGTTTTGGAATACTGGGTTGGAGCCAACCTCAAGACCTTCAACTGGCTTCATCCATCGCGAGTAATCGGATTTGCAGTAACGCTCATAGTCGTCGTAAATTTCATCAAACCAAACTGGCGGACACCACTCGTTTGAATCTTTGCTCTCAGCAATCCTGATATTTGCCGCCTCGTCATCGGCACCCTGGCCAAAGAATGTGAGGTACGCATAGCGAGTGCCGCCTTCCATTTTTGTTACCCCATGAGCGCATATGTAGTTCGTGGGGAAGAATATGATGTCGCCCTTTTGCGGCTTGTACTCAATGCCCAAGTATGGAAACTTAAGCGTTCCGCCGCAGAAGTTCTCTCCATCAAGTTCCTCTGCAGTCTCAACATGGTCGTTAAAGTACGCCAATGCACCAGCCGTCTGCCTTGATGCGACCATGCCTTTTGGCATGTAACGGACCCCACCAGTAACCTTGTAATTCGTATCGTTATCTTGATGCCAACCAAGAACTCCTTGTCCGTGGTAGCGAAGAATGTGTCCACGAGTTTTCCACCAAAGGCTTCCAACAATTAGCGGGAACATGTCTATGTATCTAATTAGACACTTGTAAATCGTGTCTTCAAGATATACGAAATAGTCAAGGATTTCCTTTTGTGTATTTTCATCTACTGGAGCGAGAAGGCGAACTGGCGCGGCAGGGACATCTTCCATCCTGTACCTGAATCCATCTTCATTAATCCCATACTGAACACCATCTTCACCAATGACATACGACCATCTGCCCTTATGCGCTTCTTCTGCGCAGTCGTCAATATGGGATAAAACAAATTTCTCCACATTGAAAACATTCTTAAATACGACAAGCCCGTTTCCAAGGTCTTCAAATTGAAATTGGCTAATTTCAAGAAGTTCCTTGTCGCCTATTTTTGGTGTTGATGGTAGTGCCATTGCTTCAGTCTATCATGGCACTATTTTTGCCATGTATAAATCCTAGTAACTTCTTGTCACTACTGTTCTCTCGGCAAAGTTGATACCCGCAAATTCAAAGTACTCATCAAGAGTCCGCTCAGTCCCTAGTGCAAATTCACCAATTATGTTGTTTTCAAAAATAGATAGAAATTCTTTATTTGATTCGTTAACCATCTCTGACCATAATTCTGGGAAGTCCTGCCATGCATGGTTTCTTTTGTTTTGCAAGATTGTCTTTGCGGCATCAAAATACAAATGAAACAAATATGCGTTTTTAGGGATGACTGGAATAAATCCGCTAGTAAATGCTCTTGCCGCAATAAGCATCTCTTCCCCCCAAAAAGCAATTTTTCTATTTGGCTTAACTAAGGCAAAATCCCCAACAGTGAATATTGAGCCTCCAGAAACAGAAGGCGTATATCCACACATATAATGCGAGCCAATTGCTGTTTGGTGTGGAAAATTTAATACTTTAAAATCTTCAAATTTTTCAATAAATGCAATTTTTGTAACCGTACTGTTTGTGTCTTTTACTTCATTCATTGAATCGTCGTACCAATATGCCGCTGGGTACATGCTGACTAAAGGTTTTTCAATGCCTTCGTTTATGTATTCATTTACTGATTCAATTAGACCCAAATCCCAATTTTTCTTAAACCTCATGTGTGCATCTATTTGCAAATAGTATCTTTCGCCGTCGTAAAAACTATTTGCAATATAGCGCGACTCACCAATTCCAATACCATCTGGAGCAATATCTGTTCTCATTGATATTCTGTGAGGGCTTTTACATATTGGGCGTTCTATCAACCCATCCTCAAGCACGCAGTTTGCAATACCAAAATGCAATTTTGACGAATTGCTGCAATTATGTATTGCACTTGCAACTGTTTTGGGTAATTCAAAATCATTGTAAGATGGGATTTGTATAAATATTGAATTCATTTCCAAACCGCAGAAGCGCAATTGACGCAAATTAAGCCGAGGGCATTTTTAATTACTTCCTCATGCTTTTCTGAAAACCAAATTTCTTTTAGGTCATTTTCCTTAAATGAGCCAAATACATAATCAAAGTTGTAGTCATTGCAGCATATGAATGTTTCACCAACTGCGTTTACATGGAGCCATCCGTAAATTCTGCCGTTCATGCCGTTTGAGCAGTCAACAACTTTTTCAGTTGCGCCTCTATAACGAATAATTGCTTCAGAATTATCAATAACTTTTTCTTTTGCCAAAAATGAAGCCCTGTCAATCAATGAAGAGACTGGATAAATGTTCAATCCTGGGAATAGCGACCGCGCTATTTGAACTTGCTGAAATTGCTCGCCAGTCGGGGACAAATCAATTTGCGGCGCGTTCTCGCCTAATTTCATCCACCCGCCTGCGTCATAAAGAGAATCTTGTGTTGGGATATTCACCCCAATTGAAAAAGCACCAGAAGAAACAAATTCTGGAAATTTGTTCATTGTTAATCTGATTCCGTTTACCAACTCATCAAAAGTGGTTGACACAACACCGCTTCTGTCCATCCATAACTTTTCTTCAAATGCTGGAATGTTCAGATTTATGCCACTAATTACATCTTTGAATTGGCTCAAGATTTCAACTTTTTCTTCTGTCAGATTGGTCCCATTGGACAAAATCATTGTCATGAATCCATATTGACGCGCAAGTCCAAGCATCTCTTTGAGATGTTTGTACAACAGGATTTCGTTGTAATGAGCGGTATAGAAGTGTCTAAAGTCTGACGCCACAACTCCGTTCGGAGATGTTTTTTCGCTAGCAATATTTCCAAGTATCTTGTCCATCAAATCCACTGGCATATGCTTGGCGGCATAGAGTGGATTTTTTTGATACCTAACTGGGCAAAACCAGCATTTTGCATTACAAAATCCAAATGGGTCTATTTGCGCATCTGAGATTTTTATAGTTGATAATTTGCCGAATATCTCGCTACTAGCAGCCTTATCTACCATTTCCCGAGAGGACATGTTGCTTCTTTCAGTTTCACTTTAAGCGCCATAAAACATCCACATTCCTTGCACTGTTTTGTGAGTTGAATCAGACTTGGGCACTCAAGACAAACATCAAGTCTTTCTTGGGCTTCAAAAACAGATGCTTTTGGCAAATTGTGATTCAAAACATCCCATGGCCTAGTAGAGCCAACTTTCTTTTTGTACTCCCTCCAAGGCGACACGGTTACTCCGTTGGCGCAGAGAAGTTTGTTCCATCCCATGTCCATCCATATTGAACTGTTTCTTTAAGTTCTGCAGGACATTTAACTACGGTTGGGTTTGAGGAAAAAATTGCATGCACTCCCTCAAGACCATCGGTAATTGGGATTGAGTGACGCCATACAACTTCTCCGTCAAGAACGAAAAAGTAATACTCGTTTTCCTCTGGTGAGGTTGGGTTAACTGGTGCTTCTGACATATGGCTATCCTATACCTTTCTGGCCGTTTATTAGCAGGATGGTCCCTGACAGTTGTTGCCATAGACCGTTCCTTCACCACATCCCGAACGGTTACATGTGGTAGTTACGAATGTTTGAACACAGTTTGCGGTTCCAGGACATCCAGTATGCGTGTATCCAGAAGTCTGGGTGCATGAACATGGCTCCAAGGTGGTAGTAAAATTAGGTGGCGGAGCAGTCGTAAATGACGGCGGTGCAGCGGTGGTTGTGGTGGTTGTCGTAGTCGTAGTCGTGGTTGTGGTCGGAGCAACTGGAGTCACTGAACTTGAGGCCGAAGATGTTGCACTTACACCGTATCCACTATTAGCCGTAACGGTAAATGTATAGGCTGTTCCATTGGTGAGTCCATTCACGGTAAGTGGCGAAGAACTACCAGTCGCTGTAATGCTTCCAGGACTTGATGTGGCTGTATATGAAGCCGTGCCCTTGCCGTCGTAAGCCGATGCGGTGAATGAAACCGTGGCTGAAGCGTTGCCAGCAACCGCGCTTACGCTAGTTGGGGCATTAATAAACTTCCCCGCGCTGGAGGTGTTTCCTTTAATCACGAGGCGCTCAAGTCACCAATCAGGTACCACTCGTCTGTACCGCGCTTGATAAGCGTTGCCGATGAATATCGGTCTCTTAAGAACAACCCTGGAGTCGCACGAACAGTCACCCCAGAACCAGCAGCAATTTGAGTTTTTCCGCTTCCGTACTGAATGACGGTGATTTCTGAACCAATAGCGAAGTTTGCGGTTGAACTTGGAGGAACTGTTACCGCGTTCGCTGAACTTGAATTCATTTCAATTATTTTTGTTTTGTCAGAAAGAATCAGCGTGTAGTCAGAAGTTTTTGTTGAAATTGCCACATTGGCCAATTTTGAAAGCGCAATTTCTGCAGAAGCATTGATATCTGCGTCAACGACAACACCAGTTGATATTGCGGTCACGCCAGCATCGGTTACGGAGATGTCTCCAGTAATTGATGTATATGTTGCTACGCCAGAAGCATTTGCCAAAACAACATTTCCAGCAGTTCCTGATGCCAGTTTTGACAGAGCGATAGCAGCATTTGCAGCAACTTCAGTGTTGGTTACTTCTCCAGCCTCAATCTGAGCACCAACTTCTTCCCAGGCACTTCCGTTATAAAAGTACAACTTGTTGGCTGAATCAAGGTAACTAAACATCCCCTCTGCGAGCGTCACTCCAGCAGAAGAGTATGCGGCAGACCTGGCTGTTGCGTCAGCAAAACGATGGATTGTTTGGTCCATCAGGTATGTGTTTACTTGTGCTGCAGTTAACACCGCTCCAGTAGAGAAAAGTTTGATTCCAGCGCCAGCCATTGAAACTCCAGTTTGTAAGTGTGGTTCCAACAATAATACATCACTTGATTGGGCTTAGAAA